CCTCCTTTCGTTGTCATGCCAGGTGTTCAGGTGCGCGAGGCACGCCGTCATGCGCTCCTGCACCTCCATCCGCCACTCGTCCGGGATCCCCAGCGCGGGGGCCTCGAGCTTGCGGTGGAGGAACAGCGTCCAGTCGATCGTGTTCAGCACCCACCGGCACTCCTTCAGGAGCGCCTTGGTGATCCTCGGAGACTTCGGAGGGTTCGGGAGCCTGGCATGGCTCCCCGTCTTTCCCTTCTCCATTCTCAAGTTCCTCCAGATTGAAGTCCAGCGTCTTGCCGGACAGTTCTCTCCTGAAACAGTAGGCGAGCTTCCTCTCCGCATGCGGCGCGTTCCGCGCGCGTATGTGCATGAGGTGCTCGCCGTTCATCCTCACGGAGTACAGCCCCTCGTGGTTGACCACGGGAGCCTTCTCCGGCTTCATGACCATCTGTATCATTTCGGCCACACTATCACGTAGTTCTTCGAGCCGTTGAGCTCGACCAGCCTCACGAGGCTCGTGAGGGCGACCCTCCGCAGCCTCACCGCGAACGCCTCCGGGTCAGCGCACGTCCCGTGCACCCGCACCCAGTAGCATCCGCGGTTCTTGGAGTCGAGCCGCACCATGCAGCGCCCGGCCCCGCGATTGCGGATGCCGAGCTCGGCGTATGCGGCGTCGACGTACAGCTGGAGCGTATAGCGGAGATGGGCCGTCATTTCCACGCTCCCGGCCATCCGGCCTCGAGCCTGGCGTCCCACTCCTCGCGGAGCTCGTCGAGCTCGCTGCGGACCGCGTCCCACTTGGGGGCGTACCCTTCGACGCACCTCCGCTGCCTGTCCTCGAACTCCTTCACGTCCTTGCGGACGGTCTCGAGCCACGCCTTCGCCCTCGCCTGCGAATCCTCGCCGACGCCGGACTCGACGTACTTCCCGTACGAGCGCTCGAGATCCTTCATGAAGACGTCGAAGGCGATGAGCGAATCGCCCACCTTCTCCGTCAGCTCGCTCCGCTCGAGGACCGTGCAGAAGTCGGACAGGCTGCTGTTGCCGCGGATGGACTCGACCATCTCGTCCGTGACCCAGCTTCCCCAGATCGGCGACTCGTCGCAGCGCTCGAAGTCGGACGGGTACTCGATCAGCCACAGCAGGGCGAGGATCGCCCCGAACTCGCGGAACTCGTCGTCGCTCGTCTCCGTGGAGAGAGCGGCGAAGGCGTCCTCCAGGTCGGCGAGGAGCGCGTCCTCCACCTCCTTGTCGGTCGCCATGTGCGTCCCGTAGTTCCTGTGCCTCCACGCGTCCCTCGAGAGAGTGCAGATGCGGTTCAGCATCGCGCTCGAGAATCCGTCGTACGACACCCAATGGCTGCCGGCGTACTCGACGATCTTCGCCCGGTTCTCGGGCTTGAAGATCGCGGCTTTCGCGAGCTGCCAGAACGAGTCGTCCACGTCTACCGACAAGTCCAGCCAGTCCGACATGAAGTTGTATTCGCGCGGGCTCCCGAACTTCGTCGCCTTGATGGAGACGACTCCGTACTGCGAGAGCGGCTTCTCCGCCGCGAAGACCTTGTTGGCCTCCTCGACGATGCGGTCGTGCATCTTGGCGGAGTCGTAGTCGTCGCAGACGAAGCGGCCCTCCTCGCGCTCCGCGTCCTCGTCGGGCTGCCAGAGGGAGTCGTAGCTGAACGGTCCCTCGTAGGTGGACACGTCCACGATTGGCGCTATGCGCGTCGATGTGTTGAGAGTCATAGATCACTCCTTGATGTTCTTCGCGTCGTCGTGGTACAGGACGCACGAGACGCAGCATCCGTCGTTGAGATCGACCTGCACCCTGCCCTCGTCCTTGAGCTGGGACTTCACCCAGCGCACGAACTCGTCGCTCCACTTCATGTGGTGCTGGCGGTACAGGTCCTTCACGTAGTCGAGGAAGGTCGCGATCGCGGTCTCCTCGCTCGTGAACGCCTCCGGGTACGGAGTCGTGAACTCCGGGTCCTCGCAGTCGCTGTCGCCCCACGTCACCGTGTGCCACAGGTCACCCTCCACGTCGTTCTCGTCGACGTCGAAGTGCCAGCTGTTCTGCCCGTCGAAGACGTAGTAGCAGCCCTGGCCGGCGAGCTCGTCGCGCAGAAACTCCTCGAGCTTCGAGACGCACCCGCGCCGTATCTTCCACGCGCCGTCCTTGCGGCCTTCGCAGAAGAACTCGGCTGCTTCCGGGTGGTTCTCGTCGTGCGCCATCGACCATGCGAGGTCGTTGCGCAGCCCGAGCCGGTCCATGACGTACTTCACGCACTCGTCGAGCGCGCGCCCCCGGGTCGTGTAGGACCCGACGACGCAGCGGTCGAGCGGCTCGCGCGCGAGGTCGTCCAGCGACGTCACCGTATAGATCGTCATTCCTTCACCTCCTCCAGGAAGTAGGGTTCCTGGGCCACGTAGCTCTCGTCGCCGTCGCCCGTGCAGGTGTCGACCACCGCGCGGTGGCGCATCCACTCGTACGCCTTGGCCTCCGCCTCCTCGACGGTGTGCGCCTCGATGACGGGGTTGGCCTCGAACTTGAGGCTGAACATGTACTTCCTCGTCGGCGACGCCTTGAGCTCCATCACGGCGGCCCCGCCGTCCTGCGGCACCGTGGCGCCCTTGAGCTCAACGCGCACGCCGCTGTCGAGGACGAGCCGCACGGGCTGGTCGGGGTTCGGGAAGAACTCCCTGTCGGCGAAGTACCTCGCCCACTCCCCGACGGTCACGACTTCGCCCCCTTCTTCGCCTTGCGCTTCACGACGCCGGCGTTCTCGTCGACCTTCCTCGCGTTGGCCTTCGCCTCCACGTGGCTGGTGACGCTCTCGGCCGACGCGCAGTAGCGGCAGTCGACGTCTCCCCCGTCCGTCTCGTCCGGGTCGTTCGGGGTCTTCAGCTCGTAGTCGGCGAACAGCAGCGCGACCTGCTCGGCCACCCTGTCGAACGCCTCTTCCGGCTCCGTGCACGCCGGAAGGTTCCGGCGCACCTCGTGCGCGAACCACACCGCGGCGGCGCACACGGAATCGAAGAGCTGGTGGGACTCCTCGGAGCCCTTGTACTCGCATGATATGTCAACAACATTCATCAGCAGAATCCTCCCGGTTCGTATTTCGTCTTGAAGCAGACCCGCCGGACGATGGTCGCGAAGAGCTTCACCATGTCCTCGAACTCGCCGACGAACTGCACGTAGTATTCCCGCTGCTCCGGAGTCATCCCGAGATACGGCCCGCCGTCCGGCACGCCGTTCATCAGCCACCCCGTCTGGTCGTCCTCGTCGTTGAGGTGCCGGACGAGGTTGTCCATGAGCATCAGGCACTTGGCCCGGCTCTCGACCTGCGCCACGCCGAGTTCCGCGCTCATAGGAACACGTCCTCCGCGCACACGAGCTCGTCGATGGCCTCGACGCGTCCGAACGCCTCCCGGCACAGCAGGAAGACAAACGTCGACACGGCGTCGCGGAACGCGTCCTCGGCGCCCTTGCCCCTCGCGGCCAGCCAGCCCTCGTAGAAGGCGATCTGCGCGTCGGTCGGACGCTGCGTCTCGGAAGGCCCGCCGAAGCCGGTCTCCCTCTCCCAGTCCTCCAGGCGGGTACCCCCGTCCAGCTTGGCGGCGAGGATGTCCATGGCGTACATCGCCTCCGCCATCCCTTTTCTCGATAGCATTTGAGCACTCCTTTCGGTTTGCCTCGGAACTTGGTTTCTTCCGCCACCCGGCGGATTACTCGGCCACCACGCCACTTCGCGGCGTTCCGGTATATGGTGGTGAGGGTTTTACAGGTTCACCCACAACCTCTTCTCGTCCTACCACGTCTTCTTCATTTCGCCTCTCCTACCTTCATCTCTACCTTCAGCACGGTCACGCGCCTGTCCCCGTCGATCAGCCTCTTCATGGACCCGCGCATGTGACGCCGGGCCTGCTCCTTCGTCCTGAAGGTCTCCGCCTTCGTCAGATCGTCCGTCCACTTCCATCCGCCCGGATGCGACGCCTGAAAGCCGACGTACCGGGCAGGCGGAAAGCCCGGGGCGAACCCGACCACGAACGCGTGGCCTCCATTCTCCCTGAACTCGACCCGACTCATCACTTGTCCTTCCTCGTCTTCCACATGTACCAGATGTGCGCGGTCGCCGGAAGAAGCAGCCACGCCCCGGCCAGCACGTCATCCACGGCAGTCCTCCCGCACGAGGCGCCAGAACTGCCAGCAGACGACGCAGAGCCACGGAACGAATATCACGCAGTCATCGTTCACGGGTTATCTCCCATCCGTCGAAGGTCTTGCCCTCCATGTGCGTGATCTTCCACCTCGGGCAGCCGCGGTACGGCGAGAGCTTGTAGCCGTTGTCGCGCCTGCACTCGCCCCGGAAGATGTCCTCGAACGTCGAGACGCCCTTCCCGCCGAACGAGAAGTGCGGCAGGCAGGCCTTGCCCTCGACGGCGTAGAGGTGCCAGAGCGAAGGATGCTCGATGCAGTACCGGTCCAGGGCGGGCGCGGAGCCAATCGCCTCGCAGATGGCGGCGGACGACTTGTCGTACCCGCAGCCCGAGGCGTAGCCCTTGCGCATCCCGTCGTTGTCCCAGTTGCCGTTTTTGTCCTTCGTCCTGACCCACGCCTCGACCCTCGGGCAGTTGCCCCAGGTGCGCGACTTGCGCCAGTCCATGCGGATCGAGATCTCCCACAGCTCGCCGGCCTTGTCGGCCCGCTCGAGCCGCTCGAGCTCCTGGCGCTCCCACTTCGGCAGGTCCTTCTTGAGGTGTTCCGTCGAGGTGGCGATGCGCCGGGCCTTCTCGGCCATGAGGCGCTTCTCGAAGTCCTCGGCGGTCTCCTTGTCCCACCGGACGAGGCCGAGCGGGTGCTCGTCGGAACGCCAGGTCTCGGAGACGAGGCCCTTGAGCCTCGCCTCCGTCTCCCTCCGCTCCTTGCGGTAGTAGCGCTTGATCTGCGCCAGCACCCGCGCGTAGTTGCGGATGTGCTTCGCCATCAGACGAGCTCCTCCGCGCCTTCCGGCCCGGACTGCGTCTGCTGCGTCAGCGGGCAGCCGGAGATCCTGGAGAGCCTGCTCTCCGCGTCCTCCTTGGCCTGCTTCGCCGCGGCAAGCTCGTCCCGGAGCTTCTTCAGCTCGTCGTCGCGCTCCCGGAGCTCGCGCTCGCGGTCCGTCTCCTCCCGGTACTCGGGAAGGCACGTCGACGGGGCGCCGAACACGTGGCGATACTTGTCCACCTCGTCCCCGTGGTAGCGCTCGAACCAGCGGCGCGCCTGCTCCTCCGTGAGCGGATGGACGGTGGAGGCGTCGTTCCCGCTCCAGCCGAACCCGACGACGAGGAAGAACGCCCCGTTCCCGTAGTCGATCTTGTCGTCGTCCCACGTCCAGCCGCCCCAGCTCGTCTTCTTGCGCGCCTCCGAGAGGACGACGCCCGGCTTGAGGGCGATCTCCCGGTAGAGCGTCTCCGTGACCTTGCACCGGCCGCCCGTGGGCGACTTCATGGGCTCGAGCCACTCCGAGTTGTCCGCCACCTCCCTCGCGAGGTTGGTGTCGTACAGGTGTCCGTCTATGATCTTCTGCATGTTCCTACTCCTTGTTGATCTTTTCCGCCGCTTCCCGCAGCATCTTCTCGAACGCCTCGGGCTTCATCCCGAGGTCCTTCTTGTACACGACGATGCGCCGCGCCTCCTTCGCGCAGAGCTCGTCGAACGCCTCGAGGGCGTCCTGGGCCTTCCGCGCCGGCGACCCTTCGGGCCACAGGTTCCTGCCGGACCCGTAGTCGTACTTCGCCTGAAGCCCGACCGCGGACCGCACCGCGCCCTTGGCGTGGTCGGAGAGCGCGATCTTCGCGTCTTCGACCTGGACGTCGCATCCGTCCCTCCGGGCCTGGACGACGACCTTGCGGACGAGCGCCTCGACGCCGTCCTCGATCATCCCCTGGTACTTGTCGCGCAGCCTCTCGACCTTCGCGACCTCCGCGTCGAGCGCGGCCTTGAGCTTCGCGCGCCGTGCGGCGGCCAGCTCGGCCACGCGCTCCTCGACGTAGCTTTCAAACCTGGCTTTCGCCATTTGTTTCATCTCCTTGAACTGTTCACGAAAAAATCTTCGCGACGACATACCCTATCGCCGCGACCGTCCCCAGCGCGGCCAGGACGACGTCCCAGCCGCGCCACCTCGGCACGGAAGGCGGGGCGAACTCGCGCTCCGTCTCCTGCCTGCACTGCTCGCGCAGCCTCCAGAAGGCGCGGGCGCGGCGCTTCTCGCGCACCGCGGCCCTGTGCCTCGGGTTCGGCTTACGCCTCTTCGGCTTTCGCATGCTCGGCGGTCTCCTTCGCTGCGCGGTCGGCGCGACGACGCTCGAACTCGGTCATCAGCCCGGCGGCGATGACCTTGTAGCGGCGCGTCTGGAAGGGGCGTTCGGCGGCCGCCTTCGCGACCTCCTGGAGCGCCCACGTCGGGAGCTTCTTCAGCTCCTTGAGCGTGACCATCCTGTCGCTCTTCTCGACGAGAGGGCGGACCCTCTCGATCGCGTCGAACCACGCGGAGCCCTTTTCAGGGCAGTCCGCGAAGTGCGCGCTCGCGGCGGCCGCGAACGCGGTCAGCGCCCACACGGCGCCGATCTTGACTGTTCTCTTGTTCTTCATTGTCTGTTCCTTTCCGGTTGTTGGTGAAGCCTCCGCACCCGCGGGGACCTCGGAAATCGAAAGCACCTTACGGGTGCCAGTCGGCCCTTTCCACAGCTCGGTTCACGTGGGCGGCTGTGCTGCATCGGGCGACAGGTCCTGTACCCTTCCCGGGGTGGCATGCGCTCCGGTTCTCCTGACGCTCTACGCGGCCCTCGGCACGAGGACCCAGCCCTCGTCTTCGAGATACGCGTCCACGGGGCTGTAGAGCCACCCCGGGAGCCTGCTGTCCAGGCCCTTCGGGATCAGCTCCATCAGCTCGCCGACGCAGCGCACGTCGAGCCCGCGGATGAACTCGCGGACCTTGTCCTGGATCATCAGCGCAACGCGGCGGGCGCGGATCGGCTTGCCGTCCACGTACGTCTTCATGGCGGCGACCAGCGTAGTGGCCGCGGAAGACCATAAAGACCCTCCGCCGGCGCCGAGCTTGTCCGATATCGGCCCGACGTTCTCGAGCGCGATCTTCTTGACGCGCTCGAACTGTATCATCTTGTCCATGACGTTCTCCTTTCGCTGGAAAATGAATCCCCGGTCGGACCTGAACGTCTGCGAGCTGGACTGTCGGCTCGTAGGGCCGATGTGCTCTGTCAGACGTCGTCGCCTGGCCAAGGCCGCGGCGACGGGTCCTGACGACGCCGGGGGCACCGTACGCTAATCAGTGCATAGTTCCTCCTTGGTCGAGGTGAAATAGCTCCCGGCGCACCCCCGATGGGGCTCTCGGTCGCCGGGCAACCGCGGACAGTTATTTGTCTCATGGGCTCATGAAGTCTCGAACGAACGTCGAGCCCAAGTCCTCCCTCGTCGCCGAAATGGTCGCCCCGGCGGGGATCGAACCCGCACGCGACCGCCTACTTTCGGGCGCACCGTCGGGGCACGCGTACTCCGAATCTCACGGAGCGGAACGGTACAACTCGCGCACCTGCCGCATGCTTTCCCCCTTCGCCGGGTCAATGGCGAGGCAAAAATCTCCGGGAGAGACCGGAGCCAAACGCCCTCGCTCGCCGACGCGGTACTCGACATGCCGAATCGCTACATCTCCCGCCCTACCCGACCGTGCCGCCTGTTGGGCATCGGCATTTGTTGCGCACGGCTCGCACGCTTCGGCGGAAGCTCAACCCGACGCTTAAAAGGCGGGGCAAGTCTTCCGTTTTCCTTCACGGGACGTAAAATCGCAAATGCAGAGAACCGTCTCTTCGACGCGCCGCCGGTCTCCGCTTCCGGCTGTTGGCGCGAATCAGGAAAAAAGTGGGGGGCGGGAAGAGAAGTCGAGCGCGAAGGAGCTTCGACGTCCTCCCGCACCGGTTCCTCGAGGCTTTGAAACGGGCATGCGCGAGCCTGAAGGAAGAGAGACCCCGCCTACACGGCAGGGTCAGTCCACGCGGCGGTACGCCCGCCACGCCTTCAGCGCCTCCTCGAACGTCATGTTCAGCGAGTGCTTGCGGTACTCGCGCCATACGTGCAGGGCGGCCTGCCGGGACGAATAGGCCCAGCGATACTCGCTGCGCAGATGCGTCTCGATGCGATAGAAGCTCTTCTTCGCCTTCTCCATAGATTCCTCCGTTCCGCACGCCACGCCATGTGACGCACGAATCAGGAAAAAAGTGCGGGAAGGGCGGAGACGACCAGTTCCCCGGATCGTCGTAGCGGTGTAGCGGCGCTTCGTCGGGTCGGGTCTTCGTCGCTTCGACGTATCGTCGAATCGGTTCTCCGGCTCTTCGGGGATGCGGCGATTCGGTTCTCCGGCTCTTCGGGGAGAGGGCGATTCGTCGAATCGGTCGAGGGTTCTATAACTTAAAAAATCGAAATTTGCGAAAGTGCGGAATGGCGAGGGTGTTTTTTCCGCAGGTTACGCGTTCTCGAAGTGGCTCAAGCCCGCTCCAGCAGAGGCTGAAGTCCACCTCGCGTGTAGTATGGTTTCCAAAAATATTGGTGGGCTAAAAATCAAAAATCGACTTTTCATTTTTTCTCTTACAATTTTTTTGGAAACCATACTACATTTCATAACCTGTTCATAACTTATAATTATCAAAATATGATATTATTCTCGAAAAGCAAATAAGCATGAGAGCCAAAATAACGAAGTTGGTCTTGTTGACCAACACGTAATCTGCGGAGTAAACACCCCCGCCAACGAACACCTATGTGAAAGAGTTATGCGACAAAAATTTTTTCACGAAATTCATGCCGGCGAAATGTTATGTAAACTACACCCCCTCAAAACGCGATTTTTAGTTATACGCCCGAATCGCCTAATCCCCCGACCCCCTCGAATCCCCTTTTGGCACATATCCTCCGCGGACAGCCGTTTCGCCGAATCTTATGAACAGCCTGTTCACAACCTGTTCACGGGCTTCGGTGTCGAGACGACCGAATCGGCGGAACGCCGTGTCGGGGACGCCAGGCGAGGCGTTGCGTGACCAGTTCCGCCGTTTTGCGAAACGCGAGGGGTCTTGCCGTTTCGCGAAACGGGGGATCGGGCGAGCCGTCCGGTTCGTGCGGATCGTCCGGTCCGCGCGACGGGCCGCGATGTCGAGACGTGCGAATCGGCGGAGCCGCGATGTCGTCGATCCGCGGGCGAGGCGGAACAGCACCAGTTCCCAATCGTCCGTGCCTTACTTTTTTCCTGATTCGCCATCTACCGTATCGGGTGCGGTAGGCGGTGCGTCGCCGAACGGCGAGCAATGAACACCCGCAAAACCGAAAGGAACCCAACCATGAACCGTACCATATCGTTTGTCAGCCTCTTCCGCAATACGCGCAAGAACGAAACCACCGGGAAGAACGAAATCTCCTGGGGCGCATCGTTCAAGGTCGACGGAACCGACATCGGCGCGACGCATCTGCCGGCGTTCGACCTCTCCTTGTTCGCGACGAAGCTGTCGCAGGACGGGAAGACTCGCTACCTCGGCAGCAAGCGTCCGCTGGTCGTCGAGTACAGCGACATCCGCGCCGGGAAGAAGGCAGGCAAGTTCTTCACGAACATCGCCGCCATCTACGAGCAGCCCGAAGCGGACGCGAACGCGCTCGACCGCCTGCTCGCGGGCGAAGCCGAGGCGACCGCGCCTGCGACGGACGAACCCGCCAACGCGAGCGAGGACGAAGACGAAGTCACCGAGTTCTGATGACTCGAGGTCGCGTCGCATCGAAGCCCCCGAAGAGATTCGGGGGTTTCTTTGCTTCAGGAGGAATACTTTGTTCCTTTTTCGGTTGGATAAAGCAACCTTGCCCGTCATGGGTATTCTTTGCTTCAGGCGAAACGCGAACCGAACGAAACGAACGAACACACGAACCGAAGACATCAGACAAACGACCGAGCCGCCGGACCGGACGCGCCGCCTTGCCGAACGGGACGCGATGCGGGGAGACGGCGAAAGGACGAAGCGCCGAGACGAGGGGGAGGGGGTGCGGCGAACCGAAAGCACCGACGGCAAGCCGATTTCGGAGAATTTCGCGACCCACCCCTCCCCCTTGCCAATACATACGGCCACGGGAGGGCCCCCTCCCCTCGAGGGCGCGACGGAAAATTCGCTTTACCCCTTGCGCGGCACCCGCCGGGTATGCTATACTGTCGGCGTTGCGGGACGTAGAGGGGTCGTCCAGAACCTTACAAAGGAGGTTATCGACATGGCAAGAAAGAAGAAGGAGGCGCTCGCCGTTCCGGCCGAGTCGCCCGATACGCCCGAGGCGCAGTCCGCCCTCGCGCCCGATACGCAGGGCACCCCTGCGCCCGAAACGCCCGAAACGCCCGAAACGCCCGAACCGCCCGAAACGGACAAGCCCAAGTCCCCGCCCCTCGGCGAGACCGCCGACGACGTCTCGTCCGCGACGAACGTCTCGATCCCGGCGAGGAAGAACGCGCTCTCCCCGCACGTCGACGCGGTCGAGAGGATGGGCCTCGGCATGCTGCGCTTCGCGCTCGCCGCGGCGCTCTGCCCGCTCGCGCTCCTCGGCTCGCCGAAGGTCTCGGAGATCACCGTCGGGGACAACCCCGTGGCCTTCGCGATCGTGTCGGGGTCCGACCTCGCGATGGCCGTGGAGTACGACGTGAGCCCCATGCAGCTCGACGAGGTCGCGGTCGTGGCGCCCGACAAGTCGAACGGCACTTCCGTGGTCGTGAAGCGCAGGCGCCCCTACGGCCTTCCGTACATCGAGTCCGTCACGTACGAGGAGTACGGCAGGGCCCGTCCCCCTCTCGGCTCGTACGACGTGGAGACGGCTCCCGCGATATGGCACGCGAAGGCCGCCTCGGCCGATTCGACCGGGATGGTGTGGCGGACGACGCAGGTCGTGACGAACTACGTCTACGACGCCGCCGAGGGGAAGGAGCGCTGGGTCGTCTCCACCAACGACTACGTCTCCCCGTCCGCGATCCAGATGTCCCGCCTGTCGCTCGTGTCGGGCCCGACGGGATCCGGCTACAGCTACCCGTTCGGGCGCGACCTCCTCGCGACCCCGGCGTTCGGGACGTACGACTCCCGCCGCATCGCCTACTCCGTCGACTACAACGCGCTGGGCGTCATCGACATGGGGACGGGCGCGAATGACACGAACTCCGTCCCCGTGGCGGAGTGGACGCGCCTGGGCGGGATCACGAACCGGCTCTTCCAGTTCACGGGCGCGTACACCAACAGGACGGTCGTCTACTGCCGCGACTGGCGGGACGGGCCGTTCGAGTGGATCGAGACCAACGGCACGTGGATCGCGGTCCGCGGAGGCGAAAGCGTGGCGACCGTGTCGAAGTATCTCGGCAACGCCAACGACCCGTCGTACGGGCACGAGGCGGCGAAGTTCCTCTTCCGCCCGCTCGAGGCCGTGCTGGGGCGCAGCTGGGAATCGTCCGGCAGGTGGTTCGACCCGTCCGTGTGGCGGCAGCCCGCGCCGTCCGCGTGGCTCGACGCGCCGGCGCAGTGCGTGACCTACGAGGACGGCATCGCGGCGGCCTGGCCGCGCGACGCCTTCCCCGTCCTCTGGGCGGTGCCCTCCCACAAGGCGACCTACGTCGCCAACTGGGGGTCCAAGTCCGGGACCGTGGACGAGGTCCTCGCGACCGTGTCCCTGACCGGGAACGTGGGGCGCGTGGCCTTCGACAGGCCCGTGTCCCTCCTGAAGGGCGACGTGCTGTACGTGTCGTCCGGGATAGCGAGCAACGACGCGTTCCGCGTCACTTTCACGGGAAGGAGATAGCGCCATGTCCATGTACGATCCCACGAACGTCGATATGAGGCAGGCGAAGTCGCTCGACGCGGCGTTCGCCAAGATAAGGGCCCTCGAGGCCGAGGTCCGGCAGGTCGGGGCCAGGGCGGTCCCGTCCGTCATCGACCTCCCGGCCGACTACCTCGAGAAGCACGACACGCTGGACTACTCCGAATGGTTCCCGGACGGGGTAGGGAGCGCCGTCTTCATCCTGCACTCGACCGATTCGCTGTCCGAGGGCATCCAGGAGAACGGGCTGTCCGGGTTCGTCGAGGGCGACAGGACGGACCTGTCCTCCCCCGGCGTCTATCCCGACGCGAGCGAGATGGAGGGCCCCGGCGTCGACCTCTTCCTCCGCATAACCCTGTTGGGCGAATACATCGTGGCCGAGCGGCTCGCGTACACCTACCTGTGACCGGAGGACGCCCGATGGCCAACATAGCGGACATATTGCAGGACGCGGCGTGGCCGGACGACTACCCGGCCAGCGTCGGGTTCGTCCGCCGCCAGCTGTACGTCGGCCGCGCCCTCGTGTGCGGCTACCTGCACGAAGGGGAGTTCTACCCCGACACCGACCACGACGAGCCGTTCGCGCACGTCGACGAGAGGATCTTCGTCGACATCCCGAGCGGGCAGGCGTACCGGTGGGGAGGGTCGTCGTACGTGGGCGTCTCCGTGACGACCTCCGACGACCTGTCCGCCGTGCACTACGACAGGCCGGACGGCAAGGGCGCGGCGGAGAAGGCGCAGGCCCTCGAGAACCTCGGGGCCGCGTCCGCCGCGGCGCTCTCGACCCTGGCGGGCATCGTGGGGGCGATCTCCCCCAAGGCGGCCGGGTGGGACGCGGCGAAGGCGAAGGTCGACGACCCCGTCTCCCCCGCGAGCGGCTCGACGAAGCTGACGACCGCCGGGCAGGTCTTCGCGTGGGCGACGACGTACTTCGCGTCGCTCCAGGTCGCGTGGTCGAACCTCACGTCGAAGCCGACGACGCTCTCCGGCTACGGGATAACGGACGCCGTGAAGTCCGTGAAGGTCGGAGACGCGGCGGCGGTCTCGCCGGACGCGAACGGCGTCGTGAACCTCCCCGCCGCCAGCATCAGCGACCCCAACGCCCTCAAGGTCGACGGCTCGCAGACGCTCACCGCCGCCCAGAAGTCGAACGTCCTCGCGGCGCTCGGAATGTCGGGAAGCTCGCCCGCGCCCGTCGTGAGCGCGGCCGAGACGGCGAAGGCGTGGTGGGACTCGCACGGGGCGGACATGACGAACGCCGAGAAGACCTCGCTTCTCCAGAAGATCGTGAACTACATAGCCGCGAAGGAGGGACTGTCGTGAACGTCCTCTCTATCATGCTCGCCGCGGCGGTGACGACCGCGCAGATGAGCAGCCTGCGCGATTCCTCGACCGTCGTGACGGGCGTCGACGCCGGGGCGTTCCTGGCGTCCTCCAACAACACGTACTCCGCCGGGAGGACGAACCTGCTCTTCTCCGGCGGGACCGTGAGGTCCTCCGGGACCGCGTTCGTCGTGGACGGGGGCGGGCTCGCCCTGAAGCCCGGGACGCCGCTCGTGATCGAGGGGCCCGTGTACCTCCCGACCAACGCCCTGGCGTCCGCGTCCATCCCCGGATGGGAGTCGCTCGACCAGAGGATGGACCGGAAGCTCGTCGGCCTCTACTACTACGACACGGACCGGTACGGGAACCGCACCGCGATAACGCAGGGCGCCCGCGACCCGAGCTACCCCGTGGGGCCCTGGAGCGTCTCCATAGGCCCGTTCGCCTCCGCGAGCGGCTACTACGCCCTCGCGGGCGGGATGGACTCCCTCGCGTCCGGCGCGTCGTCCCTCGCGTACGGCACGGCGGCGAGGGCGACCGCGGACGACGCGTACGCCATAGGCTACGCGCCCGTGTCGTCGAACCAGTACGCCTTCACGTGGAACGGGAGGACGGGGTACTTCTACGGCTCGCACGGGCGCGGGACGTTCAACATCTTCCCCGCCGCCGGCGTCGACGGGTTCTGGATCGGCGAGCAGACGCTCGCGGACTACGTGACCTCGAGGGTCTCCGGCTTCGCGAACCCCTCGTACCCGTTCACCTTCCGCGCCGCGCTCGGCGACTCCGGCATACAGTTCTCGACCCTCGCGGGCGGCAACCGCCAGGTGTTCACCGGCGGGACCGCGCTCGTCATGCAGGACGGGTCGACGCTCGTCGTCTCGTCCAACGCCACGCTCGCCGTGGCGCGCCCGTGGGACGTGACGGTCGGAGGGACCGCCCTCGACTCGTGGGTCGCCTCCCTCGCGGCCTCCGCGAACGAGGGCGCCGTGAAGGCCGTCGTGGAGTCGGAGACGGGCGGGACGAACGCCGTCCGGGCCGCCGCCTCCTTCGCCGCCCTCAACGCGACGAAGTGGACCGGTGAGGGCTCCGCCGCCGGCATGGTCCTCCTGCGCGATCCCGTCGAGGGCAGGTGGACGGACGGGACGAACTACATCGTCTGGTCGGACATCTCGACCTGGAACTACTACGGGACGAACGGGACGGGCTCCGCCTCGGGAGGCCTTACGGCCGGAAGGATAGTCTTCGACGGGATAGACGGCGACTTCGCCTTCGTCGCCTCCCCGGACGGGCGGGGCGACTTCGTGCGGGCGACGGACGTCGCCGCCCTCGCGCCGCCTCCCGGGAACTACCTCGCCGTCAGCAACGCCGCGCTGGCCTCGCAGTCCCTCGAGGCCGCGAGGACCGGGTTCGGCGAATGGCGCGCCCCGACGAACGCGACGTACGAGCTCGTCGAGATGATAATAGATGGCGGGTGGTGCGCGGTGAGGTTCAGGCTCGACGGGTCGGCGACGGTGTACGACGCGATGCCGAAGCCGTACCAGGACGACATGACGAACTTCACGTTCAACGCCGGGCTGCCCCCGCTCGTCCGCGACCGCTTCCCGACGATGGCCGACCTCGGCGGCTTCGCGAAGGCGTCCGACCTCGAGGGCGTGGCGCATGCGAGCGACCTCGCCGGGGTAGTGACCGCCGCCGTCGTGACGAACGTCGTCCGCTCCGTGGTCGCCATGACCTCGGACTACGTGTGGGACGCGCAGGCGGAGTGCCTCTTCAGGCGTTCGATGGAGAACCAGTACCTCTACTGGACGCCGGTGACGAACGTGAACGCGCTTCTCCCCGAGAACGCGGAAGTGCTGGAGTACCTGGAGGCGCACAAGAATGACTAACCTCGTATTGACGGCCCTGCTCGCCATGTCCCCCGCGGACTTCGCGCAGCTCACGAACCGCGTGGACGTCCTGTGGACGGCCCACACCCAGCGCGTCGAGAGGATCGAGCGCGCCCGCGAGAACGCCCGGAGGCGCCGCGAGGGCCCGCCCGACAGGCCGTTCCGCGCGAAGGGAGGAAGGCGATGAGGAAGCTCCTTCTCCTGCTTCTCCCGCTCTCGCTCCTCGCCGATCCGGTCAGGATGCGCGAGCTCATGGTCGGCGACGACGGGTCGCTCAACTCGACGAACGCCGTCGCCACGCAGGCCGACCTCGCCAGGGTCGCCGCGTCGAACCAGGTGGCCGTCGCCGAGCTGAACGCCGCGAGGCAGGGCTACGACCAGGCCGTGGACCTCCTGTCCGCCGTCGCGACGAACATCGCCGCCGGGACGCCCGTCGTCTTCTACTCCGTCGAGCTCTCGAGCTTCGACGCCGCCGTCGTCTTCGACGAGAACACCGACAAGGTGAAGGTCATAGGCTTCACGGACACGAAGGAGACGGACACCGTGCGCGGGACGGCGTGCCGCAAGTGGCGCATCCGCTTCGCCTTCACCGCCGACCTCCAGTCCGTGCAGCCGAGCGTCGCGTACGCGCAGGTCATCGACGGCACTCCCGCCGGCGACTGGGAGAACCTGCACGAGGACAACGTCTCGGCCGCCGTCGCCGAGGAGGGGACGTACACGGACGGGGACGGGAACACCTACTCCCACGTCTACCACGTGGACGCGTGGCTCCCCGTCGCGAACTCCGGCTTCTCCTTCGTGCGCATACCCAACGACGCCGCGATCGCGGACGGGGCGACGCTCGACCTCCCGAACGGGGTGAGCGGCGGCGCCACGACGACCGTGACGTGGGGCGGGAAGACCCTGACGTTCCGGGGCGGACTCCTGACGGAGGTGGGCGAGTGATCTGCGGACTTGCCATGAAGGCGCTCGTCGCCCTGCTCGCCGCGTGCCTCGCGGCCCTCGCGTGCATCTGGATGAAGCCCCTCCTCTCGAGGGCGTCGTCGAGGCTGTCCGGCTGGGAGAAGGCCGTCCTGCTCCTCGCGGTCGCGGCGTTCACGTTCTACGGCGGCTCCAAGTCGATCATGTCGAAGACGTCGCACGACCCGGAGATCGGGCTCTCGGCGGCGGAGTACGTGAAGGGGACGAACGGCGTCCCGGCGTCCCTCGTCTCCTCCCTCGGGGCCGGGACGAACATGGTCGCGTACGCCTTCTCCGTCACCAACTCGGCGCTGACGGCGGAGGAGCTTCTCGCGAAGCTGTGGTTCCGCGAGGACAACCGGAACGCGTGGACGAACTTCGCCGCCGCCGGGGTCTCGATGCAGACGGCGTCCGAGACGCACAGCCCCACCACGACCGTGTGGCTCGCCTACGCCACGAACTCGTGGGAGCACCAGCAGATATACGTCGGCGACGACCTTCCCCCCGTGTACGTCGAGACCGAGGGCGGCATAACGCTGGACTCCCTCGTCATGACGTCGAAGAAGGCGACGATAACCTACACCGTCGACGCGTCCGCGCTCACGGGCCCGGGGCAGGTCGTCTTCGAGAGGATGGCGACGGGCGGGAACTGGGCGGCCGTGAGGACCGTCGAGGCCTCCGCCGGGACGCACTCCGAGGTGTTCTTCGGGTTCTTCGTCAGGATCCGCACGATGTGGCGCATAAGGCTTCAGGTGGAGGTGACGGAATGAGGTGGCTGGTTCTCCTTCTGCCCTTCGCGGCGTTCGCCCAGCTGGGCGCGGACAGGTCGGTGGTGGCCGAGTCCGTCTCCAACGTCCACACCAACTACTCGTGGAGGAAGAACGTCATAATGGAGACGGAGGGCGGGCAGCTCCGCGACAAGCAGCACGCGCTCGCCACCGTCGCCAACGCCTCCGCGCAGGCCGAGACCGCGGACGGCGTCGGACGCGTAGCCTCCGCGTGGAGGCAGGGGTTCTCGAACGGCGTCGAGTCCCTGTCCGCCACGCTCTCCAGCGTCCCGCGCACCGGGCGGTACGTCTCCCTCCGGTTCCCGCTCGTCCCGCAGACCTCGCGCAGGTTCGACATCTACGTCGTCTCCAACCGGTACGACTCCGCCGCGAACGAGGACATCCTCTGGATATACTTCGGGCAGAGCTACACGAACCCGCCCACGATGATGGTGCCGTACGTCTACGAGTCCGGCTTCACGACCAACAGGGTCGCCGCCTCGTGGAAGAAGGCGGGGACGACCGACCACTTCACGAACACGGTGACGCTCGTCGGGCGGGCCGACGGCGCGAACAGGACGTACGTGTGCCACAAGCTGCACGTCCCGCGCCCGGCGGTGCTCGCGGGCGTCCCGTGCAACCTGGACCCGCACGGGAAGTGGGGCGGTCCGGGCGGCGTCGTCTTCGGGAGCTACCTCCTGACCGTGACGCAGTCCGGCGTGACCTACCCGACCTACACGGGACCCGTCACCAACCAGGAGGCGGGGGTAGTTGCGTTGTTTGACAACGGCGCGTTCCTCGGAACGGTGCCCATAGGAGAGGAGATCGGACAATGAAGAAGATCGCAATGCTGGCCGTGATGTTCCTTGCCGCCGCGGCGTCCGCCGCGGGGCTCGACAAGGTGACGGTGTCGAGGCTCGAGTCCATCGCGTCGCAGCGGAGGCTCCAGTCGAGGGTCGTCACGAACGGGACGATGATCTGCACCTACGTGCAGGCGGGGAGGACGTGGACGGTCACGAACCGCCTCTTCTCCGCGACGGGGTACGCCCGCCCGCCCGTCTACTCGAAGCTCAAGATGTACGTCGTCTTCTCGAAGGCCGGCCACTGGGACGCGCTCAAGGCGTGGCTCCAGACGCAGACCGTCGAGGGCGTGAACGCCTGGGAGGCGTTCGACATGTGCAACGAGGTGGCGTCCGACAACCCGCTGTTCCTCCAGTGGCTTCCGGTGGCGGAGGCCGCGCTCGGGGTGGACGACGCGACGGCGAAGGCGTTGCTCAAGCAGTGCGAGCAGTAGGGAGGCGGACATGAAGCTCACGATACGCAAGTACGATCCCGCGAACCCGACGAGGATCCACATCGACGAGGGTGGCTGCATCTTCTCGTCGAACTCCTACGACGTCCGGGTGTTTGCCGACGACTTCAGGACGGACACGACCACGAAGGGGCACCTCCGCCTCCTGCGCAAGGCGTCGGAGGAGGACTCGGAGCTCACCGAGTACGCGAAGTGCCTCCTCGTCGCCGACCCCTACCGCAGGGACTGCCGCGCCGGGACGCTCGTCGTGAACGACCTCGCGCACGCGGAGCTGTGGGCCGCGCTCGCGCCCGAGAGCAGGCGGAACATCGACGACGGCTTCACGCTGGAGGTGACTCTCCAGGCCGGGGCGAGTCGCGTTGTCTACGCGCAGGTGCCGGTCATGCTGGCGCCCGCGGAGGGGGAGTAGCGTGGACGTCATCGCCGACAACCAGACGGAGGCCACCATCGCCAAGCTGCGGCGCGGGGAGGCGACCGACGCCATCCGCGACGAGGTGTCGGCGGCCCTGCTGTCCTCGATGCAGACGATCATCGCCGAGCTCGGGGAGATGAAGAAGAGCCTGTGGTCCGCGCAGACGCTGAAGGACCTCGTGGACGAGAGGCACAACGTCCGCTGCGCGTCGTGCCCGGCGAAGCAGTTCGCCAGCATCCAGGCCGTGCTGGCCTCGCAGAAGAAGCAGGAGGACGCCGGCGGAAAGTCGGAGGACGCGGGCGGAAAGCCGGGGGAGAAGCCATCGTGGCTCCAGCTTCTCCTCTCGTCCGAGTCGATAAGGTACTTCATACTCATCCTCGTCCTCGTGTGGGCGGTCATCTACATCAAGACCGGCCCGGAGGGCGTGGACGCGGTGAAGGGCGGGGTCGCCCATACGGTAACGGGAGGACAAGTCAAATGAAGTGGATGTTCGCAGTCGTCGCGCTGGCCCTGCTGGCCGGCTGCGCGTCGAGGCACGAGCTGCCGAGCGGGGACCGGTTCCCGGAACCCGACCGGTGGTGGCTGGCTGGAGGAAACGGAGAATGAACAAGTACGAGAAGCTGTTCTTCCCCGGCGCCCTGAAGACGCCGGAGAAGCTGAAGTCCAGGGCGTTCTGCGCGGCGAAGAACTTCGAGCCGCCGAAGGAGCTCATACTGTCGGGGTACTGCGTGCCCGTCGACAACCAGGGGCAGACCCCGTGGTGCGCCGCGTACAGCGCGGCCAACTACGCGGAGAACATCCTCTGGCGCAAGCGGGGCTACCACTCCGAGATCGACCCGGAGCCGCTGTACAGGTACGCCAAGTCGATCGACGGCGACCCGCACGGCGACGGGACGTACCTGGAGTGCACGCTCGAGGCGCTCGTCAAGTACGGGCACTTCGACGGGACCCTGTGCAAGATCAGGACGTTCGGCGGGCCCGGGTTCGGGCGCGACGCCGCGTCCGCGCTCCTGGACGTCAAGTACGCCGTCCACAAGTACGGCATCTGCATGGCCGGGTTCAACGTCTCCTCCGAGTGGTTCCGCCCGAAGAACGGCGTCATCACCGGCGCGACGAAGGACAGCGAGGGCGGCCACGCCGTCCTCATCTGCGGGTACGACGAGGGCGGCGTCCTCGTGCAGAACAGCTGGGGCAAGGACTACGGCCACGGCGGGTTCGTGTACGTTTCCAACAAGGCGTTCGCCGACCAGTTCATATACGGCGCGATCCTCACGCGGTCGCTCGACGGGTTCAACTGATCCCGGGAGGGCGGATGGCCGACAGCGGGTACAGGCGGTACTACGGGCAGGACTGGCCTCCCGTGCCCGACGGGCGCGGGAACCTCGTCCCCGTCACCAAGGCGTTCGCCGGGCTCGTGATCGGGAAGAAGTGGCGGTTCTTCAAGGCCCAGCAGGACATCGAGTTCGACGTCGAGCCGTGGGTCGCCATGCTGGACGCGGCGAAGGCGCTCATACCCGAGCGGTACTTCGTCGTCTCCGAGTGGACGGAGCAGCACTTCCACGACTGGTGCATGTGCCCGAAGGGGATCGTCACGATCGGCTGCGCGTCGTGCGGCAAGTCGTGCGACACCGGGAACCTCATGGTCCTCGACTACATCGTCGACCCGTTCGACACCGTGATACTGCTCGGCTCCACCACGAAGGAGGCGCTCAAGTCCCGCTCGTGGAACTTCGTCCAGCAGTACCACGCCGCGCTCTGCAACAACAGGCTCGGGCTCGCCGTCCCCGGCAAGATCACGAAGGCGGGGTACGCCCTCGTGAACGTGAGCGAGGACGGGTCGCCGGAGTCCGTCGGCGACAAGGCCGGCATACAGGGCAGGGCCCTCAACGAGGACGGCAACCTCCAGGGCGCGCACGCGAAGTTCGTGCGCCTCGTCGTCGACGAGCTCGCCACGATCCGCAACCACGACGCGATCAAGACCGCGATGACGAACCTCCGCGTCGGCGCCCTCGACTTCAAGTTCGCCGCGCTCGCCAACCCCGAGAGCTGGGACGACCCGTCGTGCCAGTACATCGTGCCGGAGGGCGGGACGAAGGCCGTCGACGTCGACACCGGGTTCTGGGTGTCCACCCGCGGCTACTGGGTCAGGCACCACGACGGGCTCAAGTCGCCCGCGCTCAAGTCGCCGGAGGCCGCCGCGAAGTTCTCGTTCCTGATGACGCAGGACGTGATAGACGACAACCTCCGCGAGTGCGACGGCAACTGGGACGCGCCGCAGATGTGGAAGATGGTGCGCGGGTTCCCGATGCCCGTGAACGTCTCGGCCCCGACCGTCCTCGACAGGAAGGTCGGCGAGCAGAACAAGGTGACGGAGCCCGTGGAGTCCTACGGCAGGCCGCCGGTCGCGGTGGCCGCGGGCGTCGACCCCGCGTGGAGCGACGGCGGCGACGGCGCGATCTACCAGCGCGTCCTTATAAGGAACGTCGACGGGCGCCTGGTGCTCGACTTCTCCGACGGGCAGAGGAAGCTCGCGATCGGCGCGACGAAGGGCGTCCCCGTCTCGCAGCAGCTGATAACGCAGGTGAAGGAGATCATGCAGTCGCCGGGCGACTACTGCGCGCCGCTCTCCGCGACCGCCGTGGACGCGTCCGCGAACCAGGGCCTCGCCGACGACCTCGACATGTTCATCGGCCAGGGCGCCGCGTCGTGCCTCCACGTCAACAACTCCAACAGGGCGTCGTCGAACCCGATAAGGGCGATGGGCGTCGGCAGGGCCGACAAGAAGGACAGGCAGGTCGAGCGGTGCTGCGACAGGTACGGCGACCGCGGGACGGAGGCGTGGTGCGTCCTCGCCGAGTTCTGCAAGGCCGGGCAGGTGCGCGGGCTCCCGGAGGAGGCGTTCCGCCAGCTCACGCAGCGCAGGTTCATGCTCGTCACGAAGAAGGTGAACGGCGAGACGATGTCCTCCGGCGTGAGGTTCCCGCTCCGCCTGGAGCCGAAGGACGATTTCAAGAAACGGATAAAGAAGTCCCCCGACGAGTGCGACGCGTGCGCCCTCGCGGCGCTCGCGGTGAAGGAGGCGCTCGGCCTCCTGCCGTTCGGATGGATGGCCCCCGCGGACGTTCCGCTCACGGGCCCCGCCGTGCCGCCCGCGCCGCTCGAGCTCGTCGACGTGCCCGACCCGGAGGCGTACTGCGCCGCGCCGGACTCGGGGCCGTGCGGGGCCGGAGAGGAGGATCCCTCATGGTGAGCGCGAACGACAGGGGCGCGGCGGAGAAGATAGCGGCCGACCTCGTGTGGAGGCTGGACGTCCTCCAGCACCGGTGCAGGTACAACGTCCGCACCGGCAAGTACAGGAACCTGCCGACGAGGATCCGCAGGTTCTCCAACGCCTGCCCGACCGACATCGTCGCCGACGTCCTCGACGCCCTCATCAGGATGGCGCCGTACACCCGCGTCGTCTTCAACGGCGAGGACGATCCCGAGGTGCGCTACCGTCCGACGATGACGATGATCAAGAAGGACGACTCCCTGAAGTCCACGGAGGGCAGCAAGGGCACGTACACGATCGTCCAGGACCTCCTGCTCGAGGGCGAGATAGACCTCTTCATGCACGGCGACGCGTCGTCGTGCTCGCGCGCCGTGACCGCCACGCGCTACTGGGACGAGGCCGAGGTGATGGACTGCCCGCAGGGAGGGCAGGGCGTCGTCTACCAGGTGACGGACGTCGTGCGCGACAAGGAGACCGACCTCTTCTCGTTCACCGTCAAGGAGACGCGCGCGATCACGCAGCACCTCCCGGAGACCGTGACGGAGTGCGACGACGACAAGACCGTGACCGTCGAGACCTGGGACAACGTCTACACCGACGACACCGGGGCGGAGCGGACGTACAGGTGGGACGACGTCGTCCACGACGGGAGCGCGATCGGGCTGCCCGCCCCGTGCGACCACGAGGACGGGACGCTCGTCAAGATCGACGTCTCCGAGAACGACGACTGCACCCTGAAGATACAGGTGACGCGCACGACCTCGAAGCCCGAGGAGTACGCCGAGTACCTCCGCTACCGCGACCAGTTCCTGAAGAGGGACATGGACTTCCACAAGGCCGTCGCGCCCGTCCCCGGCGACAGGAGCGGAGTCGAGTACGACCCCGCCGCCGGGACGAAGACGACCGTCGAGGTGAAGTCGAACGAGGACGGCACCGTCGACAGGCGCGTGACCGTCGACACCGAGCGGGCCGTCCAGAACTACGAGTACAGCGAGACCGTCATGCCCCGGTTCACGGAGAAGTCCTGGACCGACCGGTTCCAGCTCTCGCCGGCGGCGGGGCTCCCGCCCGAGTTCGCGTACGGCACGTGGAAGTTCACGAAGACCGAGGCCGGACGCTACCACAACACGTACACGGGCCACGTCCCGATAGCGAGCACGATCGGCTACCAGTGCGACGACACCGCGTTCCTCCACACGCACTCGGAGAACAGGACGCTCGCGGCCTACCCCGACCCGGAGGAGTGCGTCCCCGTCGCGGGCGGCGGCGTCGTGACGGCCTACGACGTCAGGAAGGACGACCAGGGCAACATCACCAAGGTCACGCAGAGGAAGACGGAGCACGAGTACCCGGCGTACAGGCGCACGGTCTCGTCGACGCTCCTCGGCAAGATCGTCCGCGTCTACGACAAGAGCATGGCCTCGATCCTCGGCGACCCCGCGGACGGCACCGTCGCGACCGTCGAGTACCAGGTGACGGACGGGAGGCTCTTCGACAGGGTGCAGGAGACGTTCGTCCTGAACAACGACGAGATCGAGCTCGCGGCCAACTGCCGCAAGACCGTGTTCGAGCACGTGCAGGCGGGCGAGAAGACCGCGACCGCGATGGGCGGCCACACGTCGGACGCGGGCGTGCGGCCCGACCAGTACACGAGCGGGGCCCCGCTCCGCGGCTGGCACTCGCAGACGCACTTCGTGAAGGACGTGAACACGGGCGCGATCCGCCGGCAGGTCGAGGAGACCGTGGAGATACCCTTCCAGGACGCTGTCGTGGAGAAGCACCGGACGCTCCGCGGGACCCTCGTGAAGGTGACGCACCGCAACCAGACGGTGACGGCGGCGCAGCTTCTCGGGCTCGACAAGTCCGTCGGCCAGCAGGAGTCCCGCTCGACGAACCTCGGCGGGTCGGTCGACCAGACGCTCACCTACTACGTCCCGAACGCGGGGGCGGACTTGCAGGCCAGCTGCTCGCTCACGATCACCCGGCACAGGCACGAGACCGAGACCGTCCTCGAGGACGGCGCGGCGGTCGAGGCGGGCTCGGGCGTCGTCAAGGCCGGCGGCGGGCTGTGCGTCAAGGAGACCGTCCAGTCCGACGAGAACGGGATCGCGACGAAGAAGGTCGAGACCACGAAGGAGCTCGACCGCGTGTTCGGCTCGCGCGTCCACGAGGACGCGTTGCAGGCGCACCAGGTCATCGAGGAGACGAGCGCCAGGAAGAACCTCGGCGACGCCGACGGCGAGGGGACGGAGTTCCCGGACGGCCACGCCACGCACCCGAACGCGGGGGCGGAGGGCGCCGCGTCCAACCTCGCGGACGGCGTCGCCAGCCCGTTCGACGCCTCGCGGACGGACGCGGGGCTCGGCGACAACACGTTCCCCAACGGGCCCAAGGGGTACCTCGGGGAGTGGATCACCACGGGCAAGCTCGTCCCCGGCGGCGGGTTCGAGCGCGGGCTCCAGTACGTCGCCGACAGCGAGCTCACGGACGGCGGGCGGTACCACACGAAGAAGTACAAGTACGTCCCCAAGCCGCAGAAGTGGCTGGACGCCGCGCTCGAGAACACGACCGGCGGCCACTACACGTGGAACTTCAGGAACCTCACGCAGGAGCAGGTGAAGGAGCTTGTGATCGACGCCTGCGCGGTCGCGGGCGGGGCGGAGAACCGGACCGGCAAGTTCTTCGGGTCGTTCAAGAACTGCCCGTTCATCCGCCGCGTGCTGAACGACTTCGGGCTCTACGACGGATCCTGCGGGTTCGAGTCCCGGGCCGTGACCGGCAGCGGCTCCAGCTCGCAGGCCACGACCGACTACATCGACACGATCGCGACGTGGAGGGAGGTCGACGTGAAGGTCGTGCCCGTGGTCGCGGAGGACGTCGACCTCGACGGGTTCGCCGCCTACGTGACCACGACCACGTCGGACTGGGTGCTGAAGGTCGGCAAGGGCCGCACGAAGATCAACAACTCGACGTTCTACGGAACCCCGTCGATCCAGTTCGACCCGCTCTCGGAGCGGTTCACGATCCGCGCGTGCACGGGCGTGACGACGAAGACGGAGTACATCGAGAAGGTCGGAAGCGGAGCCGAGATAACGGTGAAGCCGAAGACGTGACGGAGGGGTTATGGCGGGAGCATCCAGCAAGAGTCCTGACAAGGCGCCGACGACGTCGCCGCAGCGCGCGCAGCCGATGGAGTCGTTCTACCTCGACGCCGCCCTCGGCGCCGACGGCGGAGGCGAAGAGTCCGCGGCGATGGGCGGGGGCGGAGCGGCGGGCGGCTCCGTGCAGTTCGGGAACCCCGTGCGGCTTTCCGCGCCCGTCACCTTCCAGCTCCGGTTCAGCCGTCCGCAGGGGGAGAAGGCGAGGCGCGAGCTCCAGATGTACATGGCCGACCCCGACTACGCCGTGTGCTGGAACGGGGTGGCGCTCGAGGACGACTCCGACCTCCCCGGCGGGAACTTCATGGGCGGGCGGTGGGAGACGATCTCGTCGGACGCGTCGCGGTCGATGAGGGTGTGGCTCGACATCCACCTGAAGCTGCTGTACGACCGCAAGCTCGAGAAGCGCACGATCACGGAGACGATCGACGGCGTCGAGCGCGAAGTCGAGCGCAAGTTCGTGAAGGACACGTTCCGCAAGGTGGACGACGACTGCAAGAAGTTCAAGGTCGTCGTGGGCGCCCGCCCGTCCGAGACCAAGGACCAGTGGATCGCCAAGAAGGCGGCGGACGTCGGAGGCGGAACCCCGCTCTCCACGAGTCCGCTCGTCCGGTGGCGGCTCCTCGCCGACAACAAGGACGACGGCTCGCAGGAGCTCGAGGCCGAGGTCCACTACTCGATCCTGGTCGGCGGCGTGTACGACGGCAAGATCGTGAACAACGTGCTGGGCGCGATCCAGATCGTCAACTTCAACGGACTCGAGAGCTACGTGCCGGAGGACAGTGGCACGGGAAGCGCGTCGGCGTCGCAGTCGGCGTCGCAGTCCGAGTCCGCCGGAATGAGCGAGAGCATGTCCGCCGGCGGCTCCGGCTCCGGCGGCGGGCCCGGCGGGGCTTCCGGCTCCGGCGGAGGTCCGGGCGGCTCCGGCTCCTCCACCCCGCCGCCCCCGCAGACCGGGACGACCGGCAGGAAGAAGCGCAAGTACGTCGGGGAGATACGGTACGTGTGCCCGAACTTCCAGCAGCGCATCGACACCTACGACCCCGAGACCGACACGGTGACGGAGGGCGAGTGGACGAACGTCACGACCGCCGTGCCGCACAGCGGGGAGCACGCGTAAGGAGGACGAATGGGGGTCCACGTCAGTCCAGTGGCGGCGGATGACGCCGGATGTTTTGCGGCGCTGCGCCAGGTAAGCCGCGCGCAGACGGCATGGGGCCACCCCGGGAGCGACAACGGCCCGTCCGTCTGGACGACTACGTGGGCGGTGGACGCCAACGCGGCCGACGGGTGGTACCTCGACTACATAGACGTACAGGTGGTGACGCGCTGTACGATGTGGAACAGCCAGTACTACGGGGGCAGTCCCCGTCCCGCGGACCGCGTGACGTCGTTCAGGCTCGCGGCGGGCGGCACGTTCGTGACGAAGACGTCCACGGAAACTTGCGCCATAGCGTTGTCCGACAGCGGCTACCATGGCGACCACCATACGTACGTGCAGGAGGTCTTGTCGGTCGTCGCGCACTTTTCCACGTCGCCGACGCCGGAGACCGGGACGTCCAAATGGGGCTCGGAGGGCGGCGGGATAGACCCGGGCGCGGGCGACGAGGTGTCCGGCACGGCCAAGGACCCGTGGACCGCGTCCGCCGACGGGGGCGGCAGCCAGACGGAGAGCGTGCCCGACCCTTCGTGGATTCAGGTAAACGTGTCGGCCTCCCCCTCGGGGATGGGTGTTGTCGCCGGCGGAGGGCTGCGCCAAGGTCGTGTCGGCGAGATGGCCACGTTCGGTCTGTCCGCGAAGCCCCTCGATCCCCTGAAGTTCAGGTTCGTCAAATGGACGCGTAATGGGGCGACCGTCGGGACTGACGAGAACATCTTTCCGCAGTTCCGCTATCAGGCGGGCACGACGGCGGCCAGCCCGACCACATACAATTACACGGCGGTGTTCGAGCAGATCGCGCCGTCCGTGAGCGTCAAGGCGGAGATGTCTCCGTCCGTGTCCTACTGGCGGGTGTCCCCGTCCGACCGCGAGCGCCGGTACAAGAACGGCGACAACACGGTCGAGGACTTCCAGGTGTTCGCGTGGGCGCAGGGCGAGGAACCGTCCGACCCCACGGAGCAGTACCGGTTCGACCACTGGGAGATAACGAGCGGGAGCGAGTACGCCACGATCAGCGACCCGAACAACCCGACGGCGATAGTGCGCGTCGAGTACGGGCCGGGCGGGACCGACAGGGACGTGACCGTGCAGGCCGTCCTCCTGTCGAACAAGCCGTACGTCGTGCAGATCTCCGCCGTCGCCGGGAACCCGGCGATGGGCGACGTCTCCGGCGGGCTCTACAGGATCGACGCAGTCGAGGGCGTCAAGTACTGCACGCAGCTTTCCGCGACCCCGAAGGCCGGGTACCGGTTCACCGGATGGTCGAGCGACAAGGGCGGGTCCGCACCGTCCGCGAGCTTCAACGCGTGCCTGACGTGCAGCTCCGACGAGAACCAGAACTCGGTCACGTGGACGGCGCACTTCGAGCCCGACCCGGACGCCCCGATCATCCCGGAGTTCACCGGCTCCGTCGGGGGCGGCGGGAGCGGGAGCGAGAGCGGGTCCGGCGAGCCGCCCCCCGAGTGGTCGGGCACGACGGAGCGCTCCGCGGTCCGCGTGACCGTGACATGCGACGAGACGAAGGGCACCGCCACGGTCGGCGGGGGCGCGTCGGACCTGCGCACCGGCTACGTCGGCCAGACGCGCACGCTCTCGCTCGAGGCGAAGCCGAAGGCGGCGTCCGGCTCCCCGGCGTGTCCGCTCTACAAGTTCGCCGGATGGTACGAGAACGGGACGCTCCTGTCCGAGGACGCGGTCCACTTCATCGAGCACGTCCTCCAGCCCGGCTACTCCGAGGAGTCCCCGGAGGAGCGGACGATCGAGGCGAGGTTCGAGCTCGCGGGCCCCGTCATCCATCTCGTCGCAAGCGTGTCGCCGGACGCCGGCGAGTGGTCCGTCTCCCCGTCGGAGAAGTGGTTCGCGAAGACGGGCGACTGCAAGGACAGGACGAACGAGGCCGAGCTGCTCGTCGCGTCCATGAACGCGGGCGCGTCGATCTACAAGTTCGACCGCTGGTCCGTCTCCGGCGCGGGCGCGTCCCTGACGGGGACGACGAACCCCGCGACCACCGTGTCGATGCAGTACCCCGAGGGCACGGAGATACGCACGGTCGAAGTCACCGCCGTCCTCAAGGAGAAGCGCAAGGTCTGCGTCACCTTCAAGGCGTCGGCGGGGGCCGGCGGCTCCGTGTCCGGCGGAGGGAAGGAGTGCGGGCGGGAGGGCGACCGGATATGCTCCCCGAATCCGCTCGTCGCGACGCCGGACGAAGGGTACAGGTTCGTCGGGTGGACGGGCCCGTCGCCCTCGGACGACGACTCGTTCACGCCGTGCGTGCTCGCGTCCGCCGCGGGCGTGCCCGGCGACGGGGACGTCGAGATCGAGAGGACGTGGACGGCGAACTTCGAGGCGCTGCCGGAGACCTCGTCCGGCGGCGAGTCCGAAGGCGGCTCCGGGGGCGGCTCCGGCGGAACTCCCCCGCCCGGATCGGAGGGCGGCTCCGAAGGCGGTTCCGGCGAAGGATCGGGCACGTCCGGCTCCGGCGGGGAGACGACCGGAGAGGAATACGTCTACATCGAGATCACGGCGAAGATCGCCGACGACAGCCCGTGCGGCGGCGCCGTGTCGAACGCCGGCGGGTCCTGGTACCTCCTGCGCGGCGACGAGGTGTACTTCGTCTCCGAGGCGTTCCCGGAGGCCGGGTGCACGGTCGTGGAGTGGGTGGACAACGACGGCGTCGTGCGCTCCACGGGCCCGCGCGTCGAGATCACGGTGCCCGCCGACAGGGACAGGGAGATCACGCTCACCGCGATCCTCGCGTCCTCGACCGAGCCGGAGACCTCGACGGCCGACCAGACGGAGTCGGGCGGAGAGTCCTACGTCGAGTTCAAGACGGAGACGACCGGGCCCGGCAAGGGGGCGACGTCGCCTTCGTGGGACAGGAAGCGCGGGGAGCCTGGCACCGACGTGACGTTCACGACTACCGCGTACCCGAACCCCGGGAGCAAGTTCCAGGAGTGGAGGGACGAGGGCGGGAACGTCATATCGCAGGAGCCCACGCTCACGGTGTCCGTCACCGTCGCGGACGAGCCGCAGACGGTGACGTACACGGCGGTCATGGCGATAGTCGGCCCGCTCCTGTACGGGGACGACGGGTCGCTCCTGTACGGCGCGGGATGCGCCGGACCCGTGTACGCCGACAAGGTGGTGAAGATGGACGGTTGACGCGGACCGCGCAGTTGTGGTATCATATTGGCCGAGAGGGGAACAGAAGAAATGTCAAACGTAATCCACGTAAAGCTCACGTGCCCGGAGGCGCGTGGCCTGAAGGACCGGTTCACCGGCAAGGAACTCGAGATCTTCGCGCACGTGTGCGAAGGCGTCGCGACCTACAGCGCGCCCGGAGCGTTCTCGCTCCGGGTCCCGCAGCTCACGGTCGACGCCCTCATGCGGCGCGCGTCCACGAGAGGGAACGTCGCCGGCATCGCCGACGCCGACGAGAGGATGAGGTGCCCGTACACGAAGGAGCCCCTGTCCGTCGTCGAGATCCCCGGCGAAGGGTACATACTCGACGGCGGGTTCGATCCCACCGTGGCGACGCTCGACCTCGCGGACTTCCTCGCGAAGGCGTCCGGCGGGGACCGCGAGGCGAAGGCGCCCGAGGCGCTGTCCGTCGTCGACGTCCCGGACCTCACGCCCGACGACGGCGACCTCGCGCACAAGGTCGTCGAGGAGGAGACGGAGAAGGCCGCGCACGAGCTGGTGAAGGCCATGCCCGGAGTCGACAAGGGCCGCACGACCGTCGGGTACGAGTCCGGCGGCAAGAAGGGGAAGAAGGGCAAGTGAGCAGGTTCGCGCGCACGATGTCGGCCCCGCCGGGAGGCGAGTGGTTCTGGGAGGACGGCGAGACGTTCATACACTCGCCGTCGTACGCCGACGCCGTCGACGCGCTCGCCCGGCATTTCCGGGCGAAGGGAATCCAGAGGGACCCCGCGACCGCGCTCGCCGAGCACATGTGCCCGCGCATGCCGCGCGGGTTCTGCATAGGCGCGACGCAGGCGCAGTCCGGCCCGACGCTCTCCGAGCTTCTCACCCGCACGAGGGACATCTGCCTCGGGGCGCGCATGCAGGACGCCGCGACCGCGCAGCGCAGGCTCGAGCGGTGCGCCTCCTGCCCGAAGTGCTCGCACCCGACGTGCGTGCCGTGCCGCGGCGTGGACGCGCAGATATACGAGATGTTCGAGGGGCGCAGGCCGCCCGTCCCCGCCGACCGCAAGTCCGGCGTGTGCGACTGCTTCACCGTGTTCGCGATGGCGCTCGCGACCGTGGACGACAAGGTCCCGGACCCGCCCGACCTTCCCGACACCTGCTGGAGGAACGAAAGATGAGCTGGATATACGGCTACGACTACACCGACGGCGACAGCGCCCGGCCCGCGCGCGAGCGGTTCTCCGACCCCCGCGCCCTCTACAAGGTCTTCGAGACCTTCCGCAGGTACGACATCAAGGACCAGGAGCGCCGCGCGCGCATCCTCGCGATCTACAACAAGAACCGCCCGTACAAGCCGGAGGAGCTCGAGAAGATCGGGCAGAAGTGGCGGACGAACCTCAACTTCGGCGCGCTCGCGAACGCGGTCGACGCGAGGGCCGGCGCGGTCGCGCGCATAGCGACGGAGACGTGCAGCCTCGTGAGCCTCGAGAGCCCCGTGCCGCAGTTCGCCGGGCCGGAGGACGAGGCCGTCACGACCGTCATCGAGGAGGAGTTCTCCCGCGCCATCCGGCTCGACGGGAGGGTCATCCCGCAGCTCGCGCTCGCCAACAAGGAGGCGGACCTCTACGGGTGCGGGCCGGTCACGTGGCGCGACCCCGAGGACTACGTGCCGCAGGCGCTCCGCCGGGGACAGGTGCTGTTCGACCCCGAAGGCCCGACGGCGTCCGCCGACCACGAGATCATCATGGTCGACACGGAGCTTTCCGCGACGGAGGCGTTCCGCGTCGTCGACAACCCGGACATGGCCGCGTCTGCCGGGTGGAACGTCGAGGCCATGAAGAAGTGGATCGTGCGCGTGTTCCGCGAGGACTTCGACACGAGGAGCGACACGTCCGCCGTCGGCGGCGTCGGCGTCCTCGAGTCCATGCTCGAGACCATGCGCCGCAACGACTACTTCGAGGCGAACCAGTTCCGCAAGTTCCACGTCCTGTTCGTGTTCGTGCGCGAGATGGCCGCGCCCCGCAAGATAACGCAGATCATCGTGCCCGCCAACGACCAGCTCGTCGGCGACGACTGCGACAAGGAGTTCCTGTACAAGAAGCAGGACGCCTACGACACGATGGACGACGTGTTCTTCTGGTTCTGCCCGGACCTCTCGAAGCACTACATCCGGTCGGCCCGCGGCATAGCGTCCGACGTCGCGCCCAAGTCCGCCGTCAAGGACCGCGTGTGCTGCGCGATGGTGGACGGCGTCATCCGCGCCATGTCCCTCGTCGTGAGGCAGCAGGGCCCCGGCGCGTCGCCGGTCACCTCGCTCCAGGAGGTCGGGCCGTACACCGTGATCGGCCAGGACTTCGAGGCCGTGCCGAACGCGAACCAGATGTCCAACTTCCAGAGCGCCGTCTCCGTCGTGCAGATGCTCGACCAGGAGAGCACGGGCTCGCTCGCCGGCATGGCGTTCGGGGCGACCGTGCCGAGGGTCGCCGCCGGAGGCGACAGGCAGTCGAAGGCGGAGGCAGAGATCGCCGAGCGCAGGCAGACGCAGCGCGACGACAACTACATGACCTCGCGCCTCGCGTTCCACCGCCTCGTGTGGCGCGGGACGTTCCGCAGGTTCATGAAGATCGCGACCGGTCCCGACGTCGTGTGCCGCGAGTACCCGCACGTCCAGGAGTTCAAGGAGCGGTGCGAGAAGCGCGGGGTGGACAAGGCCACGCTCCGCGAGGCGCTGAAGACGTTCCAGGTCGACGTGAGCCGCGAGGTGATGCTCGGGATGGACGGGCTCACGCAGCTCATCGCCGACGCCCTCGCCCAGTTCGGGGGCACGTCCGACGAGCCGGGCCGCAAGCGCATGGCGCACGACGTCATCCGCTTCCGCCTCGGGCCGAAGCTCGCCAACAGGTACTTCCCCATCGAGTCCCGCGACAACGGGCCGTCCAACGACGCGTCCGTGGCGACGCTCGAGAACAACGCGCTCCAGGCGGGGCAGCCGGTCCTCGTCGGCCCCGACCAGCGCCAGCTCGCCCACATCAACGTCCACATGCAGGTCCTCCAGTCGATCCAGGAGCAGGTGCAGAACGGCATCGCCGAGGCCCAGCGCGAGTGGGAGGAGCAGGGGCAGATGGAGCAGAGCGCGGACGGGAACCTCGCGCCGAAGATCGAGGATCCCGAGCGCCTCATGCGGGTCCTCGTCGCGACCTCGCAGCACATCCAGGAGCATCTCGCCATCTTCTCCGTGCAGCCCAACACGAAGGAGGAGGCGCAGCGCGTGAGCCAGGTCCTCACCGGCATGGGCGACGTGACGCAGGCCCTCAACCTCGCCATCGCCACCCAGCGCCGCGTCCGCGAGGCCGAGGAGGAGAAGCGCCAGCGCGAGCTCGAGGAGCTCCAGCGCGCGGCGGACGAGGCGGAGATCGCGAAGGCCAACCACAAGGCGGACCTCGACGCGCAGAACGCCAGGCACAAGATCGACCTCGACCACCAGGTCGCGCTCGAGCGCCTCCGCATGGAGGGTGAGATCGGTCGCCAGCGCCTCGCGATCGAGGCCGACAGCGCGAGGGGCAAGCAGCGCATCGCCTTCGAGACCGCGCGCAACGACGCGCTGGTGAAGTCCGAGCAGGCCCGCGGAGACATGGCCCGCAGGGACGCGGAGTCCCGGCAGAGCATGGAGCTCAACAGGGCGAGCGCGGAGCAGGAGGCCCGGATCAGGGCCGGCGAGGCCGCGCAGAACAGGCTTGAGGGCCGCAGGGCCATCAGAAGCGTGACCGGTCGGGAGACGCCGCAGCCCGCCGATCTCGCGGACAACGGAGCGTCCGGCGGGGTGGTCCCGCTGTGAAAGGAGAAAGACACATGGAAGAGAAGAAGACAGACACCCTCGGGGCCGAACTCATCCCCGAGGCCAAGGACAAGGTGAGCCACGAGGACGCGGAGAAGGTCCGCGCGCTCGTCAGGCTCGACATCGCGAAGTTCCGCCAGCAGAAGGAGCAGTTCCTTCGCGCCGCCGCGGACTGCGACGTCGCGATCGCGCAGCAGGAGGTCGTGCTCGCCGACCTCGACCGCCGCGAAGTCGGGGTCGCGTACCCCGAGCCCCCGGAGGCCCCCAAGGAGCCGCCGAAGGCCGATCTCGGCCAGCCGAGGGGACCCGGAGCCGAAGGGGAGCAGAAGTGACCGATCCCGCGATCAGGCATCTGGTCGAGGTTCTCACCGCCGACATGCGTACGCGCATGTCCGGCGGGCTCGAGCGGTTCCTCACGCGCCTCGCCCTCGACGGCGGGCGCAAGGACTACGAGGAGTGGGCCGCGTCCCCGATGACGCGGACCTTCCTCGACGCGGTCAAGTCCCTCGCGGACACCGTGCCGCTCGCCGAACCGTCCGACCACGGAGGGCTCGCGAAGGCGTTCGGGTGCCTGTCGGCGCTGCGCCTCGTCGTGAACCTCGTAGAGGATCCGACGAAGGTGTTTCCGTCGATCTACGACGGGGCGGGCATGCTCATGTCGCGCACCGTCGACGGCACGCCGACCGCGTCCTACGAGACGCCTCCCACCAGCGAACCCGAATCCACGGAGACATAAGACATGGCAGAATCCGCACCGAGCGCCGCCGCGCTCGACGCCCAGGTCGCCGGGCAGATAGGCGACATCCTGAACGGGCTCACGGGAGGCGGGGAACCGCCCGCCCCCGCGCAGCCGCCCGCGCAGCCGCCCGCGCAGCCGGCGGAGCCTCCCGCGGCGCAGCCGCCGTCGGAGCCGCCCCCGCCCGCGCAGCCCAGGCCGCCGGAGCAGCCCGCGCCCGCGCAGCCGCCCGCGCAGCCGCCCGCGCAGCCCCCGGCCCAGCCCCCGGCCCAGCCTCCCGAACCCGAGTTCACCGTCGCGCCGACGTCCGCGGACACGCTCCGCTCGATGTTCTCGCGCCAGCAGGTGCAGCCGGCGGAGGCGCAGCCGCCCGTCGAGGTCCCGCCGGACGTCCCGATCGCGGAGCCCGAGAACATGGACGAGAAGGCGCGCAACGCCTGGGTCGAGTCCCGCAACCGCGAGAAGCAGCTGCGGCAGTTCCTCGCCCAGCAGAAGCGCCAGATCGACGAGTTCGCGGGCAAGCAGGAGGAGTTCCAGAAGGAGCGCGATGAGCTCGCGAAGGCCCTGAAGGAGCGCGACGACCAGCTGAAGGCCGCGAACGAGAAGCTCGGGAAGCTCGACCTCTCCGGCTCCGTGGAGTTCCGCAAGAGGTACGACCAGCCGCTCCAGCAGGCGGAGGCGAACCTCGACACGGCGATACACGACTCCATCGAGGGGGCCGACACCCCGGAGCAGATCGCGAAGATCCGCCAGTACATCCTCGGCGACGACGCGCAGTTCAGCGAGTACATCTCCGGCCTCGACATCGACACGCAGGGGACGCTCATCGAGAAGCGGCGCACGCTCATCGAGCTGTCGGCCCAGCGCGAGCAGGCGTTGAAGGACTGGCAGACGACGGCGCGCGGGCTCACCGACGCCGCCGCGAGGGAGGACGCCGCCGAGCGCGCGATCGCGAGGCGGAGGGCGGCGGAGAACGCCGTCCGCCGCAACACGACCGAGCTGCCGGCAAACCTCCGCCCGTACGTCACGACCGACGAGGCCTTCGCCGACGAGGTGAAGACCGCGAACGACGCGTTCTCCGCGTTCATGGCCACGGCCACGGACGAGGAGATGGCGGCCGCCGCGCACCTCGGGCACTTCATACCGGCCATGAACCGCGCGCTCATGCTCGCGATCGGCAGGGCGCAGCAGGCGGAGGAGGAGCTCCTGCGCATGCGCGGGATCCGCAACGTCCCGATGAGGACCGCGCCGCCCGCCCCCGCGCCGAAGCCGCCGCCTCCGCCCCCGCCCACCGCGGAGGGACTGGAGAACCAGACCCTGCGCGGGATCGAGGAGACCCTCGCGCCGCTCATGGGCGGCCCCGCCGTCCCCCGGGCATAGCCGGAACCGGACCTGTCCGCGCTCGCCGCAAGCCCCTCTGCGGTGGGCGCGGACTTTTTTGCTTTCTGGGGCTTGCGCGCGAGGCGCAGATGTGGTATCATAGGTGCCGACGGAGTAAATCGCCCTCCCCGCGGGGCACCTGAACTCGGGTCTATTCCGCGTGCCCGCGCGGCGCACCCGGCCACGTACAGGCCGGACAAAGGGTCTACTTTCGCGACAGCCCGCGCGAGATGCAGGAGACGCGTGTCTCCCGCGCAACCGTTCACGTTCCAAGAAAAGGAAAAAGACTATGGCTACTTTGCCAGGTTATGACTCTGCCCGCGCCGCGCTGTCGGGCATCGAAGGTTTCAATGACGGAGCCGCCGCCATTCCCGGCCGCTCCGGCCCGTTCGCGAAGTTCCTGCTGCCCGGCATGGGCGACGAGGCTCGCTTCGGGATAGGTCCCGTGCGCAAGTCGTCCGGTTGGGTCGAGACCCAGCTCGGCCGCTACGCCGTGCAGGGAATCCCCGCCGACCAGAAGCGCCGCTACGCCGGCCCCATCGCGGGCGCGTCGGTCGCCGAACAGCTCGAAGGCTGGACGCAGGCGCTCGACACGATCGCCGCGACGCAGGCCAACACGATCCACGAGATCGCGACGATGCGCCTGTCGAAGTTCTGGATCAACATGATCAAGAGCGAGTCCTGGAAGCCGTTCAACGGCTGGGAGTCGAAGGTCACGATCTTCCGCGGCGGCCTCCTGCACCAGTCGGGCCTCTCCAACTGGCGCCGCATCATGCCGGTCCCCGAGCTCGGCGTCAACCATCCGTCGACCCTTCCCGGGTTCGAGACGGTCATGGGCACGACCGAGGAGCTGACGGGCGTCGGCTACGAGGCGGGCTGGGGCTCCGACTCGATCAACATCGACCATCTGCGCAACGTGCCCAACGCGCCGCAGCAGGTCAAGCAGATCCTCGACGTCGGCGTCGACCAGGCGATCGCGCTCCGCGAGAGCTACAACCGCGAGACGTACATCAACATGGCGTGCCTCATGCACCGCGCCTTCGTGATGTGCTGCGACTGCCAGCCCACCGAGGACGTCGGCTCGCGCGCGTTCATCTACGACCCGCACGTGGCGTGCGACGCCTTCCAGGCCGTCGTCGGCACGAACGTGCCCTCCGGCACGGTGCTCGTCGGCAAGGCCACGAACTCCGGCGTGGTGGAGAACAACGACTGGGTCGCCCTCGTCGACGACCGCAGCGCCTTCACCAACAAGAAGGTGTTCGCGTTCCTCGACTCCACGACCCGCCTCGACTGCTACGGCCAGTACCACGCCCAGAAGGACGTCGTCATCGACCCGTCCACGGGCATGGAGGCTCCGTTCGTGCTGATCGACGCCGGTCCCGCGGGCGAGACCCTCGAGATCGAGCCGCCGAACTTCGACATGCTCGAGCGCATGACGGACGAGTACGCGCAGCGCTGCCCCGAGGCCGCTGTCGGCCACGACGGCGACGTTCCCGTGTTCGCGATCACGCTCAACCACAGCGACATCGACAAGCTCATCCGGGCGACGCCGATCGAGTGGGACGCGTGGCGCCGCGCCGAGCCGCAGGCGCTCATCACGCACTACGGCATCAGCAAGGCGAAGGTCTACCGCCGCTGGGCGATCGTGAACGACACGAACCAGCTGCGCATGAAGCCGATCGCCTACATCTCGGAGTACACCTCCACGGAGGCGAAGAAGTACGGCAACGTCGGCTACCGCGACGGGGACGACACCTCGCTCCAGGGCCGCGCCGTCTACGTCTGCGTGGTCGTGAACCCGAAGATGCTCTCGCCCACCCGCAAGGGCACGAACGGCTACTCCGTGCCGGTTCCGAACCCCGAGTACTTCACCGCGCCCCTCGCGCTGGCGAACGTCGTCATCAAGGACACGTTCATCAACCAGCTCGAAGGCCCGGCCCCGTCCATCGGCAACGGCACCGACTTCGGCCCGCAGCCTCCGTGCAACGGAACGTGGGGCTTCCTGAACATCCAGGACAAGCTCACGAACCCGTTCCGCCAGACGGGCAACTTCTACGGCCTCCTGCGCACGCACGTGAAGCCGACGAAGTACACCCAGGAGGCGGCGTGCTTCGTGTACGCCCGCGACGTCCAGGCGTTCAAGGCGTTCACGCAGGCCGAGAACCGGATCATCAACCCCGACTACACCGGCCTCTCGCAGAGCGCCGCCGTGGCCAAGGTCGAGTCCTCCGCGTTCACCGGCACGTCCGCGGTGACGACCCTCCCCGCCGGCAAGCCGATCGACCTGACGCTCGAGACCACGCCCCACCTCGCGCTCGAGCTGGGCTCGAAGGTCGAGCTGGCCAAGGACACCGGAGGCACGCTCTCGGGCAACTCCCCCGTGGTGGTGCTCGACGCGAGCCGCTGGCCGCGCGTCAAGGTGGCCCCGCTGTCGACCCTCACGCTCTCCAACGTGGGCATCGCCGACAACTACGTCACCTCCACGCACGAGTCGCACGACCTCACCCTCACGGGCACGGTCCTCGTCGGCAAGTAGCCGACGAAGGCTCCGCCGGGCGCTTTCTCCCCCGGCGGAGCCGACTCTCTTCAACCGGACACGGGAACCGACGGCATGAAGTACACTTTCGGAAAGGCCAAGCAGCTGCTTGCGAGGTCGTGCCACTCGAAGGCCGAGGACATAGGCGAGAAGATCAACATCGCCGTCCGCGCCCTCTGCGACACGAACCCCTTCGAGCACGAGTTTCTCCGGCAGGTGGTGCGCATGACGTCCGCGACTCCCGTGTTCAGCCTCCCCCAGGGGGCGACGGGGCTGGTGCGCGTCTGCGTCAACGGACGCCCGACGACGCTGCACGGCCCCGATTTCCAGTTTCTCTCGTCCGGCCCCGGCGACCTCGACATGGTGCCCGGCGGCTACGAGAGGTTCGGCGGCGACGTGGCCGACCTCGGCACCTCGCCCGTGTGGATGCAGCCGTCCGGCTTCGGGTGGCTCGCTGCCACCTACAAGGGTTCGGCGCTCCAGCCTCCGATCACCGTCCACGCGACGGGGATGGACGGCGACCGGGTCACGTTCAAGCTGATGCCGAAGGCGGAGTCCGCTCCGCTCGAATACGACAAGGCGCACCCCGTGCGCACGATAGACAGCGTCGTCCTCGACCCGTCTACCGACAACTACATTTCGCTGTACATGACCGAGGTGCTGCCCGCGAGGAGCGAGTGCCTCGTCGCCCGGTACCATCCGGGCTTCCACGTCCCCGAGTTCAGGCGGTACAGGCTTCCGTGCCTTCCGCATCCGGGGCCGTACGAGATCCTCGCGGAAATACAGTTCGAGCCTCCCGACCTCATCGACGACGAGGACGTGATACCGTTCCCGTCCCTCGAGCCGATCAAGTCGATGATCCTCTACGAATACTCGAACCAGAACCTCGAGGGCACCGCCGCGGAGGCGTACCTGAAGCAGGCGCAGGAGTGGCTCGCGAGGGCCAACCAGCGCAACCGCCTCCAGCAGGGCCCTGTCACCCTGAACGTGCCGTACGAAGGCTCCGTTGGCCAGCTGTGCGACGCGCTCGACAACCTGTAAGGAGGCAAGCGTGGCGAACGGAACAGTCCAGAAGGGCACCGACAACGTCGAGGACCGCACGGAAGACAGGACGCGGAAGGCCCAGCCTCCCCGTCCGCCCGAGCACCGCTCGATGACCGTGACGGTGCAGGCGGGCGACGGCGTGGTCGGGGGAGACTCCTCCGCCACCGCGACCCGCGGCTACGGGAACGGCTGGACGACCCGCGGCATGAACGTCACCGAGGCCCGGCAGCGCAGGGAGGCGGCGGACAAGGCCGCCCGCGACGCCGCGTACAGGGCGGACAAGGCAGCCCGCGACGCCCATCGCGCGGATCTCGAGAGGAACGCCTACCGCATGAACGCGGCCACCCAGCGCCGCGACGCCCGCGAGGCCCGTGCCCGCGAGGAGGCCAGGAGGGCGGAGCGCGCGAAGACGACGATCGACGCGGCGGAGTGGGAGAAGGCCGGGCAGAGGAACGGCCAGCTCCGCACGGAGGAGGTGAAGAACGCCGACGGCTCCCTCGTCATGGGGGCCGACAAGAAGCCCGTCGTGAAGACCTTCCGCAACGAGGGCTCGATGTTCGACCCGACGAAGAACGCAGACGCGGTCGCCGCCGTCGAGAAGTGGTGGCAGGATTCCGGCGGACAGTTCACGACGGGCCACGGAGTGCCGCAGGGCACGTTCGACAAGAACGGGAAGCTCCAGGCGGCGAACCTCACGTCCGACCAGTTCGCCCAGCTCCAGCGTCTCCAGGGCGCGTTCGACGAGAAGATGGCCCCGATCCGCCAGGCGCAGGCGATGCGCGACGCGCAGAGCTACCTCAAGGCCTCGGAGCTTGTCCAGCAGAACGGCGTGCAGGTGTGGGACACGAGGACGGGCGAACGCCGGCTGTCCAGGGACCAGGTGATGGAAGCCGCGCGCCGCATACAGACGCAGTCCGCGTACGGGGCGCTGGCCAACCTCGACAACGCCGCGTCTCGCGCCGAAGGCGGACGGTACTACGGCGAGGGCGGCATGGACCGGATGCTCGCCGACGAGCAGACGGTGATTTCGCGCATGCGCGATCTCGGGTTCAAGGCGAACGAGATCACCAACGACCAGGGTCGTCTGGAGGTCCAGAGGGCTTCGGCCGCGCTTCTCTCGAGAGCGCAGCAGGGACAGGCCGGGCAGACGCCGGCCGCGGCTCCGAAGGCCACTCCCAGGCCCGCGGCCAAGCCGGCCGCGGCACAGCCGGCGGTGCCTGCGGCGCAACCGGCGGTGCCTGCGGCGCAACCCGCGCCCGCCCCGAAGCCGACCGCGGTGCCGAAGGCCGCGCCGAAGGCGGAAGTCAAGCCGGAAGTGAAGGCCGAGGTCAAGTCGGCCGTAGCCACGGCGGAGCCTGCCCAGCCTTCCGCGGAGCCTGCGGCAGACCGCATACCGGACGAAACGACGGCGGCGGCGCTCCGCGAGGCGTTCGGGCTTTCGGCGGAATCGCCGGTACCTACGATGTCCGATCTCGTCAGCGGAAAGACGACCGCGCTCCCACCGTTGAAGTCGACCAAGACGAGCGCGGAGCCAAGTGCGCCGGGATTCCTGGACCGCGTGATGGCGCGGGCGAAGGAAGCGTGGAACGCGTCCGGCCAGTCCAAGCCCGCGATGGGCATCGGCATGCCAGGCATGCTGCCGGTGACGGCGGCGGAACGTGCGAGCCCCGCAGGACGGAAGGCCGAAAGGGACGCGGTTCTCGCGTCGTTGTCGATGGTAGGAACAGGTGGAGCCAGCGCAGGAATCAGGATCGGGACGCAAGCTCTCGGCCGGGCGATCGGCCGCAAGGCGACCGGCACGGCGACACGCGCCGTCGCCCGTGCGCTCTCGAACCCCGCCGTGCGCGGGGCCGCCAAGGAGACCGTCAAGTTCGACGCGCTCACCCCTGCGCAGCAGACCTTGACTCTCGCAAAGAAGTCGATGATGACTCCGGCGCAGAAGAAGGCTGCTGACCTCGCGTTCAAGCGCACCCTCGACAGGCAGTACAGGGCGGCAATCGAAGCGACCAAGACGTCCGCCGAAAAGACCCTCGATGCTGTCGGCAAATTCAGGAAGAGGGTCAAGGGAGGGCTCTTCAGATGAACGGAGATTGGCCCTTCTACCCTCTCGTGAGGTCGGGCGAGCTCTTCACGGAGCACGGCGACGACTTCAGGACGCGGTACTTCGACGGAGTGGCCTCGGCCCCCGCCGGGTTCGTCGCGCCCGAGCACGTGTTCGGCACGAACGGCTGGCGCAGGAAGCTCGAGGAGACCGGCGCCGATCCCGTCGCCGCGTTCGAGGCGTTCAGCCAGGAATGGGACGCGCTGCCGTACCAGGCCCGCAGGGACCTCGTCGTCGGCAACGCGGTCGCCAGGTTCTACGCCCCCGGCGTCGCCAAGAGCGTCGCGGACGCGGGGCTCCGGGCGAGCAGGGACGACGGCGCGGCGATCTCGACCGACCCCGACCTCGGGTTTCTCGCGCTCGGCGACCCCGTGAAGTCCAGCGAGGAGTTCCAGAAGAAGCTGCTCGGCGCTTCCGCGGAGCCGGCGCCCGATCCGCTCGCCGATCTCATGGCGGACGCGCAGGGAGAGGAGGCGCAGGCATGACGAGCCCGCTCGATTCAGGAGCCTGGATGAGGCTCGACCAGGAGCAGTTCGGCGGATTCCCTTCGGAGGACAGGCGCCCCGGCGCGTCCACGGGCTTCGGGCTGTTCGGCACCGATCCGTCCACCGGGCCGGTGCTCGACACCCGCGGCGCGTTCAATCCCGCCTTCAACGGAGGCACGGAGCATCCCGCGTTCGAGGCGGAGACCGACCCGTTCCGCGCCGTGCTGCCCGGCCTCGCGAAGCGCGCGAGGAAGGGCGACGCCGCGGCGGCGGCCCAGTACCAGGTGTTCTACAGGACTCTCGACTCGAAGAAGCGCCTCTACGACCTCGCGTACTCGACCGGCCTCAACGACCGCAACGCGACGGACATCATGAACCACGTGTTCGACAGCGTCGCGCCGGAGAAGTTCGGAGGCGGCACCGACCAGTTCCGCTCCGTCTACGCCCGCTACCTCGCGTCGCAGGCGAAGCAGCGCGGCACGAACGCCCGCGACCTCTTCGCGTCCGAGCAGTCGCTCACGGACGCGTTCCGCACGTCGTTCCTCCCGTCGCTCTCCGCCGCCACGGGCATCGCGAGGGCGAGCGGGCTGAAGGACCTGTACGGCGCGAGCGACGGCATGATGGCCAACGCCGGGCTCTTCCTCAAGAAGGGCATCGCCGAGTGGGAGGCGAAGAACGGCCTGCGCGACGACGCGACCAGGGTCGCTCTGATGTCCCGGGCCGCCGAATACTACGCGAAGTGCCTGTCGAACCCGGGGCTTCGCGCCCTGGCGGGAGACGCGTACTCGATGGTCGAGGCCGCCGCAGGGGAGGTCGGAGCCGTCTCCGGCCCCCGCAAGTTCAACAAGTTCGACGACTACACCCGCGCGGTCGCGAATCTCGACCGCGGCTTCATCAGCTACACCGGCTCGTCCGACAGCGACAGGGCCGCGGGCTACGGCCCGGGCACGGGGAACAACGACGGAAGCGACGGGCGCACCGCCGCGTTCTGGGCGTTCCACGACGCCTACGAAAAGGCCTACGCCGCGAACCTCACGCAGAACGGAGGGGCGCGGAACTGGAGCGACGCCACGAGGGCGCAGCTCGAGGCCGACATCGCGGCCAACCTCGCGGACGTTTCGCCGCGCGCGGTGGCCGCCGGGAGCGTTACGAAAGACGGCCAGTCGAGCTCGGCGTGGGACAACATGATACGGTCCCTCGCCCGCGAGGCCCGCGAGATGGGCGAGAAGGAGGGCGTCGTCGACATGAACCGGCTGGCGACGCGCTACGTCAGGGACGTCAAGCTCCCGGAGCCCGCGACCGTCCCGCAGGCGCTCGGGCTGCGCGACGCCATGCAGAAGATCGCCGACGACATGGTGACGTGGGGTATCGACGAGCGGCCCGTGTTCCGCGTCGCGGGATCGCTGCGACCGCAGTACGACCCGAAGGCGATCCGCGCCCGCGTCGAAGAGCAGCTCGCCCAGCTGCTCGGCGCGCCCGGCGTGGACGCGAACTTCGCGAAGGACAACGCCGGGTTCCTGAACGACGTGACGAAGGTCATCACGTCGTACATCGGCAACGCCAACAACGTCGCCGATTCGTGGGCCGCGGGAAGCGGCAACGTCGCCGAGTACCGGACGGGCCTGAAGGACCGCATCAACGCCCTGTACATGGCGGAGGAGCTCCGCCGGCGCGGCGTCGACGTCAGCCCCTGGTGGGAGCCGGCCACGGCCGGCGAGGACTTCCAGGTGCGCGGCAACACGCAGGAGAACCTGCGCGGGATCTACGGCGGGCTTTCCGAGGCGATAGGCCGCAAGCTCGGCGAGCTCGGGGAGGACACGAGCGGGATGCACGGGGCCGACCTCCACAACTGGCACTTCCTCCACAACATGAAGAAGGGCCTCGACTTCCTGCTCATGTCCGGCGGGGACTTCGGTCCCGACTCCCCGGACGGCAAGAAGGCGGAGACGTACAGGAAGCTGTTCGACGCGTGGGCCGGATCCGACATGTCGTCCGCCCGGGCCGCCGCGGACCGCGCCGTCGCGATCGACCGGGGGAAGTCCGTCACCGAGCTGTTCGCCTCGCCGCCCGGGCTCACCGACGAGGCGAAGGCCCTTTCCGTCCTGTCCGAGGACATGTTCTCCGACGTCCTGAACCCGGTCATGGCGAACAGGGCGAAGGCGTACGTGAAGACCGTTCTCGGCGGAGCGGACTACATGAACATCGGCAAGGAGGCGAGAGACCTTCTCGCGGACCGCTACCACCTCGGCGTCATGCAGCTCATGCGCCAGGTCATGCGCTCCCGGCCGGAGATCGCCCCCACGCAGTGGGCGAGCGACGACGTGTTCTTCAAGGCGCTCGACGGCGCCGCGGCCCCGCTCTTCGCGCAGGCGAAGGCGATGTCCGCGGAGCTCGGCGCGGCGAAGCAGGCGGCGGCCTTGCAGTTCGCCGCCCAGAAGTATCGCGACGCCCTTGGCATCAAGGGCGAGTACGAGGACAACAAGTAAAGGAGGAACACATGGACATCAGCAAGTGGATGATAGCGATCAAGCTCCTGTTCGGAGGGGTCGGCGCCGTGGCAAGCTACGTGCTCGACCTGCTGAACAAGGCCCTGGCGGCGCTTCCCGCGGGCAACCGCGTGAAGATTCAGGCCGTCCTGAACCTGGCGGAGCGCGTCCTCTCCGTGCTGACCGCGCTGAAGTGGCTCTGCCCGACGAAGTGGCAGACCGCGTACGGCAAGTCGGTCGACGCGGTGGAGACGGTCGTCGCCGCGCTGGCGGACCTGACCATCACGGTCGACGAGATCGGGAAGGTGCGCAAGGCGTTCGCCGAGGCGGTGGCCTCGTGGAAGGGCGACGATGACGAAACGTGCGTCGACTGCGTCGACTGCGACGTCGGTTGACCCCGACGAGCTGGCGGACCGCCGGTTCATCGAGAAGTGGAAACCGCGAAAGCCCCCTCCGGGATGGTCCCCGGAGGGGTGCAACATCCGCCGCTACACGAGGGTCGTCGGACTCCGCACCGTGTACGTCGAGGTGAGGAGCGGTCTCGCCAATTAGGGGCTTCCACGCCCCGGCATATTGTGGTATAATTGTCGGCACGCGGCGCGAGGGCGCCGCGCAAGGAGCGATGGAAGATGCCGAGAAACCCGTTTGCCGACCCGTTCACGAACCCCGCCGACGCGGGCGAATCCCTTTTTGGGCGCGATGGCGCGATGGCGCCCGCCATGCCCCGGCTCGTGCCGGCCGCCGACGAGATCGCGGACTCGTCGCTCTCGATTTCTTCCGCCCCGGATCCCCTGGCGCCTCGCCTCGACGACGATGACGACGAGCCGGACGTTCCGCAGTTCCAGTCTCCGTACAAGGGCCAGGACCTCCTGTCCGAACCCATGGACAAGGAGAAGGGGCCGACGGCGTTCCAGCGCAAGGAGATAAACTGGTCCGACGGCGGGGAGGACCTGACCCGCCCGCGCCGCCGCAACGTCGCCCCCTCCGACTGGCTCGAGGTCGACTACCTGTTCGGGAAGAAGGAGGGCGCGTCGGGCAAGCCCGTCGAGGCCGCCAACGTGTTCGGGCGCCAGTTCACCCGCGACGAGCTCGAGCGCGACGAGGACGGCAGGAAGCTCCTCGGGCTCATGGAGTTCCGCCGGTCCGGCAAGGTCAACGAGGGCGGGGCGCTCGCCAACTTCGGCAAGGGGTTCTCCGACTGGGGCACCTCCGACATACCTTTCTACGGCTGGTTCGCCGACATCGGCACGACTGTCGGCGACGCCATCGAGATGTCGCGGACGATCCGCAAGCTCCAGGACGGTGGCGAGGTGACGCCGCGCGAGGCGATCCGCCTGCGCACGCACATGCTCCGGCAGGAGCTCGAGAGCCAGCGCACGATGGCGCACCAGGTCGGCTCCACCGTCCGCTCGTCCGTGACGCTGGGCGCGGAGATCCTCGCGTCGTCCGCGATAGGCGCGGGCATCGGCGCGATGTTCGGGGGCGTGGGAGCCCCGGTCGGCGCGGCGGTCGGCGCGCTGTTCGCCCCGATCCGCTGGCTCTTCGGCATCGGCGGCACCGCCGCGAAGGCCGGCGCGCGCAAGGTCGTCAACGTCGGGATGAAGCAGCTCACCGCGAAGATGGCGAGGGACCTCACGGCGGCCGAGCTCAAGACGATCGTCCGCACGGGGGCCGCGACCTACGGCGAGGAGGGGGTCCGCTCGCTCCTCCGCGAAGGCGTGAAGAAGGGGCTGCGCGGGCGCGAGCTGTACCATTCGCTCGCGGGCGAGCTCCAGTACGCGACGAGGATGTCCGACCCCGGCAGGATGGCCGCCCGCGCCCTGTTCAGCGCCGACTACCGGCTCGCCCTCGAGGGCGGGCTCCGCGCCGCCGTGGAGCAGAAGGCGCTCGCCAAGACCCTCGTGAACGCGACGAAGGACGACATCGCGCGGCTGTCCGTCAGGGAGCGCGCGAGGCTCGTGAACGAGGGCATCCGCAAGATGGTCGCCAACAACGAGTGGAAGCCGTTCGTGCAGGACTTCGCCAAGGGCGTGATGGTGGGCGACCGCACGGCCGCCGTCGACTTCGTGCGGAAGGGCGTCCAGGAGGCGACAGGGCGCACGCTCGTCGCCCCGCAGTACGCGCAGCGCATCCTCGACATCGCCGCGTCCAGCGTGGCGAAGGACATGGAGCTCGCCGCCGGCAAGCTCGCCTTCGCCAACCCCGTCCGGTTCTTCAGGTACTTCGGCGAGCACGCCGCGCGCGGCCTCGTCCAGTCGGAGCACGGGCTCTTCGGTGGAGCCCCGACGATCGCGCACAGCGGGTTCACCACGTTCGCCCGCGGCAAGGACGCGCTCAAGGAGGGCATCGGCCGCGTGTTCATAGAGGCCCCGATCCAGGGCGCGCTCCAGTTCGTCGGCGGGCCGCTCGCGCTCTCCCCGATATTCGCCGCCGCGTCCGGCTACAGCCCGACCGACCTCACGGTGAAGGGGCAGCTCGGCTACCAGATCGACGCCCTGATCCGCGGCGACAGGGAGAAGATGGACACGGCGCGGCAGGCCGCGCTCGGCTCCGCGTTCGTCGAGTACGCGTCGGAGGCCGCCGGCCGGGGGCTCGGCGCGATGTTCGGCGGCGCGGTGGCGACCGCCGTCGGCAAGTCGCCGTCCGCCGTGGCCGAGGGCGCGAAGGCGATGGTGACTCCGGTCTCCCGCCGGATCGGCTCCGCGCTCGACCGTGCCGTGAAGGCCGTGTACGGCGAGGGCGACCTCCTGAAGAACGGCGTCGAGGGGTTCACGGGCCAGGCGTCCCGCGCCCTCCGCGGCCTCACGGGCCGCTCCGGCGTGAAGGCGTCGGTGGCCCGCGCCGTCCAGAACCGCACGATAGACGGGTTCGACGACGCCACGAAGACCGCGCTCGCCCGGAAGGGCGTGAAGGACTGGAAGGGCTTCCAGAAGTTCGTCGCCGCGTCCGCCGCCGACGGCAACCGCATGCGCGCCGGCCTCAACTACTTCGGCCTCAAGCTGATGGAGCGCGGCATGACCCCCGACAGGGTGGTGCAGTTCTTCCGCCAGGCCGGCTATTCCGGGATCCTCGAGGAGATGGGCGAGGAGCGCGTCGGCGACTTCATGCGCGGGCTCTTCGGGTTCGACGACACCGCGTCCGACGCGACGTGGAAGGACAAGCTCCGGTCGATGTTCTCCGGCATCACGGACTTCGACCAGCTCGCGACGGAGTTCATCGCCTTCGCGATCCCCGGCGCGATCCGCCGCGGCACCATATCGGCGCAGTCGTGGCTCGCGAACGGCGCGGTCGGGCAGGCGAGGGCGGCGGCCCAGGGCCTGCGGTACATGACGGACCTCGGGCGCGGCAAGGTGTACGCCGCGGTCGGCGGGGTCACGCAGGAGGACAAGGAGCGGATCGAGCGCCGTCCGGCGGAGTCGGCCGCGATGCGGGACGGCGTGCTGGGGACGACGAAGGACAACCGGAGCCGGATGTCGGCGAACGCCGCGGCCATGGCGGCGAACGCGGCCGGGATCGAGCAGGCGGTGCGCGACGCCGGCGGCCTGTCCGAGCAGGGCAGCTCGCCCGACGAGCGCGCGGCGTACGAGGCGATGCTCGCGCCCGTCCTGTCCGCGCAGGGCGAGGGGCAGATGAGGGCCGCGATGGACGAGCTCGCCGACGAGTACCTCGCCGCGGGGGACGAGGCGACGCTCGAGAGGACGATGGAGCAGACGGGGGCGACCGCGATCTTCGGCGAGGACGGCGTGGACGCGATCCGCAGGGAGTGGCGCAAGGGCGCGGGGCACGAGTTCTCCGCCGACAGCGAGATCGAGGCGTCCCTGGCGGACTGGAAGGCGTTCGACGCGCAGTCCCCGACGGTCTCGAGGCGCGAGCCGGGATCGGTCGGCGAGGCGGTCGACGACATGTGCGCGCAGATCGCGGGCATGGACCGCAACGCGTCCGTGACGGCGGGCGAGGAGGACCGGGCGAACGGCGAGCGCGACGCGATGGTCGCCGACGAGAACGCCCGCGACGTCGCCGTCGAGGACGCGATGACGCTCGCGAGGTACCTCGGTCGCGGAGCGGTGAACTCGTCCCGCGAGATGAGCTTCGGCAGGCGCGTCATGTCGCGCATCGTCGGCATGCTCGGCGCCGCGTCCACGGGCGACCTGTCGCTCGCGGCGACCAGCCCGGCCGCGTGGCTCGCGCAGGACGAGGGCGTGGACAAGAACCTCCAGATGGCGCTCCTGCAATGCTATTCCGCCGGGCTCATGTCCGGGTGGGCGAAGATGTCGGCCGGCCAGTCCGAGGCGCTGCGCCAGGCGGTCGGGTCGGTGGAGACCGCGGAGGAGCTTCGCCAGAAGCTGGACGCCCTGCGGAGGGAGCGGAGGATCTCCGACGACATATTCGACCAGCTCGAGGAGGCCGGCGAGGAGACGTTCCGGGCCCGGGTCACGGAGTTCATGACGGCGTACATGACGGCGAGCGGCGTGGCCCTCGTCACGCGGCAGGACGCCGTGGACATGGCGCGGTCCATCGTGGCGAAGCGCCACGAGAAGGCGGGCGAGGCGTTCGAGAGGGACGAGGCGTGGTTCGCCCGCGAGGACATAGCGCGCGAGGTGGAGGCCGCGAGGTCCGACGTGATCGACGGCGTGATCGCGACGGCCAGGAACTCCCTCGGCTACACGACGCACAGGGGCGCGGGGGACTACGGCACCTACATGACCGTCGACGTGGCGCAGGCCATGAAGAACGGCACGAGCGCCGAGGTGCTCGCCGCCATCCTCGACTCCCCGGCGTTCAGGGGCGTCGCCCGCGTGCAGAACGTCTCCGGCCTGTCGGAGCACGAGCGCGAGATGGCGATGTCGCTTTTGACGTCCGACGTCGCCGACCTCGGCGCGATCGCCGCGATCGAGACGGAAGGCGAGGGGAACGCCGACAGGGAGCTGACGGAGCGCGAGCTCGCCGAGGTCAACGCGGCCATGCGCGCGAACCCGAGCGACTACACGCCCGAGGCGTTCCAGAACCTCGCGAGGACGTTCGTGCGCCGCGTGAAGCTCGCCCGCGAGAACATGCGGTCCACGTTCTCCAGGCTGGACGACGCAGGGAACAGGATCGTGGCGACTATCGCCCCGGCGGCCGGAGGGTTCGCCGTGGTGGAGACGGACGAGTCGACCGGGGCGACGACGCGGACGGAGGTCGCCGGGAGCCGCGAGGACGTCGAGGCGCAGCTCGCCTCGCAGGGCTTCGCGCTGGAGGAGCAGAGGCTCGTCATATCGCAGGTGAAGACCTTCGCGTCGTCCGACGCGACGAGCCTCCTCTTCCTGCGCAGCGGGCAGGACCGCGAGGCCGTCCGCGACATCTTCAAGGACTCCGCCGGCGAGATCGAGGACGAGAACGTCCTTCCGCCGTGGTGCCGCAAGGAGCGGAGGGAGCCCGGCGGCCCGCTGGTGTGGAAGTATTCCGACGACCAGTCCGACCTCGCCGCGGAGGAGTTCAGGCGCGAGCTCGCCCTCGCCGACGAGTACGAGCGCAACGGCGACTCCTGGATGTACTATCTCGCAGGCACCGGCGCGTCCGCGAAGGACCGCAGGGCGCGGATGGCGGAGGCGAAGAAGATGCACGAGCGCGTGTACGGCGTGTCCGTCGAGGGCGCCTCGCCGACGAGCGGCTACGAGTCCCGCGCCCGCCTGGAGCTGGAGCGCCTCGGGATCCGCCGCAGCTCCTCGGTCGGCACCGACCTCCAGCAGATCGGCATGCCGTCCGACGCCTACGTGATGCCGGTCGACGCGGTGAACGCGAAGGACGTGGTCGTGCTGACGCCCGACTACTTCGCGCTGGGCCACGGCGAGGCCCTGCTGCGGCACGGCGTCCGGCACGCGCTCAACGCGTACGTCGCCGGCGCGGGCGAGGAGGCCGAGCTCCGCAACGCGCTGCTCGTGGAGGCGTACCGCGAGTTCCGGGGCTGCATCGACGACATCGTCGCGGAGGCGGAGACGGCGCGCGGCGGGCGGGCGGAGGCGAAGAGGCTCCGCGCCGCGTACGACGAGCTGTTCCCGGCCAGGGCGGACGGGCTCCCGTCCACGCTCGACCTCGCGAAGATCGCGTCGTCCTCCCTGTTCTTCTCCTGCGACCGCGGGAACTACGAGGACGGCAACGGGTTCCTCCATTCCGCGGAGCTGTCGAAGGCGGCGGACCGGTTCCGCTCGACCGACATCTTCATGTTCTTCATGTCCGCCGTGGACGAGGCGCTCGGAGGGAAGGGCCTGTTCGATCCGGCGCGCTCCAGCGCGGGCGGGCTCGCCCGCTACCGCGCGGCGTTCGCCCCCGACTTCGTGAAGCTGCGCGAGGCCCGCAAGTCCGCCGTGTTCGGCGGCCAGAGCGGGGAGATGAAGAACCCGTTCGTGCGCGGCTTCAGGCTGCGCGACGGGCTCACTGCGGACGAGGTGCGGAGCGGGGCCGGGAAGTGGGTCGTCCCCGACGCGGCCATCGGCCTGAAGGAGCCGACGAGCGACAGGCTCCGCGCCCGCGACTTCGACGGCAAGATCGGCGGCTACTGGGGGCTCTACGCGTCGAGCGGCCAGCGCTTCGCGCAGGCGTACGGCTCGCTCACGGGCGAGCGCGACGCCGTGCTGTCGTCCGCGAGGGCCTTCGAGATGGCGAGGCGCTCCGACCTCTGCGGCGGCGAGACCGCGGGCGGGACGGAGACGAGGGCCCGCATGAGCGACACGGTCGCGCCCCTCGCGAAGAGGGAGCTCCGCAGGCTCTCCGAGACGCTGTCGGTCGCGGACATATCACCGGCGTCGCTCGAGAGCGCGGGGCAGGCGATGCGCTCGATAGCGACGAGCCTCATGGCGGGGGCGAAGGACAAGGCCCGCACGGAGGCCGCGCTCGTCCGCGAGTTCGAGGGCTGGCTTCTCGGGCGCGGGGTCTCCAAGGCGATCGCCGCCGAGATGGTCGCGGCGTTCGAGAGGGCCACGGTGCGCCCGATCGCGAAGAAGACCGACGAGGAGGCGAAGAACGAGGAGGCCGACGCGCAGAACGCGGAGACCGAGGAGATCGAGAACCGCGAGTCCACCAACGACCCGGACAACGAGCGGCGCGTCGGACAGTTCATAAACGACCAGAACATCATGGCCGTCTCCGGCTTCCTGAAGTTCATCATGCCCGCCGAGTGCGGGGACTCCGCGCCGACGTTCCTCCGGCTCCGCGCGGACCTCTCCCGCCCGGAGATGTACGGCGAGCTGGCGGGCGAGAGGGCGTCGTGGAAGGAGGACGTGGACGCGTTCGTAAGGATGCTCGGCGTCAACTCCGACCTGCGGAACATCGACAGGGCGCTCGCGTCCAACCTCGTGAACCTCTCGTCGCGCGAGGACACCGACCGGATGCTCGACCGCGTCGCGACGCTCCTGTGGGAGAACGGGAGGCGCGACTACGCCCTCGCCGTCGCCGCGATCCGCAACGTCGATCCCGCCAACGGCGAGCGGAGCAAGATGCTCGAGAGGCTGTCGCAGGCGACGGCGGTCACGCCGATGCGCCTCGACCGCACCGGCCCGGCCAAGCCGTTCGGGATCGACTTCATCGGCTCGGGCGCGCGGGCGGACGTCGTGCCCGGCGTCGTGGCGTCCGGCTACACGTCGCTCTCCGAGACGGTGCTCAAGGGGATGTTCAAGGCGGACGGGTCGCTCGCGAAGGACGCGGGCGCCGCGCTCGCGAAGGTCGTCGCGTACGTCCGGTCCGACAGCTTCGCGTCGAAGCGGCTCGCCCCGATCCTCGGAACTCCGGTCAAGGTCGGCTTCGTCCACGTCACGTTCGACAAGGCGCTGTACGAGACGCTCGAGGCCGTCGCGAACGGCAAGGGCGCGACGACCCTGGCGGAATACACGGACGCCGTGCTCGCCGTCGCGGACATAATCAGGGCGCGCTCCGCGGCCGCCGCGGACGTCCTGGACGGAATCCTCGGGGCGGGCAGCCAGTACGCCCACATGCTCCGTTCCCCGTACGTCCTGTCCGAGGTCGTGCGCGTGGCGCTTTCGGCGTACAACATGAAGCGCGGTACGTCGTACGGGCGCAACCTCCGCGAGGCCGCCGTGATGAAGCTCGTCAGGCTCGCCAACTACCTCGTGGCCGACCCGTCGCAGCGCGGCAAGGTGTCGTGGCAGACCAGCGTGCAGCGGTGCTCCGGCATCGTCGAGGACCTCGTCGTCGAACCGGTCGAGGGGCTGCTGCTCCGGCTCGGGGTCAACCCCGCGTCGACCACGCTCGAGGCCGACCTGGCGAAGGCCCTGGAGGGCAAGGACGCCGACTGGGTGCGCGACACCCTGCGCCAGATGGCGAAGGACAAGCTCGCGACGGACATGCACCTCGACTGCGGAGCCAACCCGGCGGAGGCGATAAGGAAGCGCGACAAGGCGGGGGACAAGCCCTGGACGGGCCTCAACAACGCCCCGACGTTCGTCCCCGGCGCGTACCGCTCCGCAAGCAACCTCGACGTCCTCGTGGAGGCGTACCTCGCCGGCGCGCCACGTTCCAGCGCGACGCTCGGCGGCCGCGCGGCGAGCGCCATAGAGGGCGCGAAGAACAAGTCCGTGCAGACTCTCCCCTCGATGCTCCCCGGGTTCGTGAGGTTCGCGAACAGCGTCCTGTGCCAGGCCTCCGGCGTCACCGACGAGCTTGCCGGGAACGGCAACCGCTGGCGGGACAGGTCGAATCCGATCGTGTCGTTCGTCGGCGCGAAGGACTCCGGCGGCAGGCTGCTTCGCCGCGAGTCGGTGGCGGGCGCGCTCCGCAGCGCGATCGACGCGGAGAACAGCGACCCCGAGTACGTGCCTACGCACGTCCTCGTGCCGTTCTTCCGCGCCGACAAGCCCGCGTGCTACGCCCTGCGCATACCGGTCGGCACGATGCGCGCGATGATCGAGGCGGCCGTCGGGAACGAGGAGGTCGTGCGCCAGCTTCCGGCCGATCTCGCGGCCGTCGTGGAGGAAGTCGCGAAGACGAAGGGCGAAGACCTGAAGGGCAAGGAGTACGTCGCCTACAAGAAGAAGTTCCACCAGGCGGCGTACGCCCTCGCCGCGTCCGCGCTCGGCCAGTCGCAGATCGACCCGAAGCGCGTCCCCGTCCTCTCGTCGTGCGGCCCGCTCATCTCGACCTACGTCGACAGGGGCGAGGGCACCGACCCGAGGGCCGGCTGCTACTTCGTCTCGATGGTGGGAGGGTCGACGGGCGCGTCCATGATGGGCGGCTACATCACCGCCGGCGTTCTCCCGTCCCGCGTGTCGGGCATGGGCGAGGGATCGTGGAGCCAGGCGCAGAAGCTGCACATGTTCTCCGTGAAGCGCGGCGTCAACTTCAAGAAGGGCCAGGCGTCGGCGATCGGCCTCGGCTTCTACGCCGACGGACGGTCGGACGACAGGTCGCGGACCAACGGCGAGATCGTCTCCAACCACGCCGTGCGGTTCGCCCAGCGGCAGGGCCGCCGGCAGCTCGAGGCGCTGCTCTCGCAGGAGTTCAAGGACGCGGGGCTCTCCGGCCAGAACCTTCTCGATCCGGTGCCGGCCCTCGAGGACGGCGCGACGGACGAGCAGAAGGCGGAGCACGCCGAGCTCGAGCGCATCCACGACAAGGCGGTCGACGTCGCGAACGCGTTCCTCGCGAACGCCACGATCGCGGTCGACGACCTCGAGACGAACAAGGCGGGGCTCTTCGGATCGTCGTGCGGCGTCAAGGTCGAGAAGGGCGCGACGAAGATCGAGGTCGGCGGCGTCACGGTCGCGGAGCTCGCAGACGGCAAGTGGAGGTCGTCCGTGCCGGGGTTCGAGTTCGACTTCGACGGCGAGGGCGTGAAGAACGGGCGGGCCCTCGTCATGCCGGTCCTCGCGGCGCTCGCGGCGAAGCAGGGCGGCAGGGTCGACGCGGCGGGCATCGAGGGGACGTGGGTCAGGCCCGACGGCTCCGAGTTCACCGGAAAGCTCGGCGACTCCGGGCTGCTCTCCGAGGGCGAGACGCTCGCCTGCGAGATCGACAAGGAGACCGGCGCGGCGCGCGTCGTGTTCTTCACCCGCGACATGTACGGGCAGGTCGTCGCCAGCAACGCCAACTCGTCGAAGGCGTCGGACCACCACGTGTTTCCGACGAACGCGACCCGCGACCACTGGATGATGGAGGCGATAACGAACGCCACCACGCCGGGCGGGCGCAACGGCTCGCGCCGGTTCATCGACGCGCACGCCGGGTACTCGCTCCTCCGCCTCGCCACGCTCGCGCACAACGGCGAGCTGATGCGGCGCGAGATGCGCAGGGACCAGGAGCTCGTCGCCCTCCTGAAGGCGCACCCGAACGACAACCAGGTGCGCGACGCGATCTCCGACAGGGCCAGGGCGTTCCTCGAGAAGCAGACGCTGGTCGGGTACTACGGGAACCACGGCATCATGGTGCCGTCCGGCGGCAAGCTCGTGTCGGGCGACGAGTTCGCGCACACGGTCGAGATCGAGTGGGCCCCCGGCACGACCGACTACGACAGGGGCTGCTACAAGCCCGCGACCGTCTACACGCGGGAGGAGGCCGAGGCGTTCGGCGCGTCCCGCAGCTGGGCGTCCGGCTCCGTGAACGCGGACGTGGAGGGGTTCCGCTACGGGCTCTACTTCGACGAGGCGGCGCTCGACAGTCTGCTGTCGCAGGTCGCCCCGGACGAACAGGCTCTCGCCCGCTTCGCCCGCGCGGGAGTGGACGCCGCCGTCGCGGGGCGCATGGCGCGGCTGGCCGCGTTCATGGAGGACCTGGGAGGCCCGCTCGAGTCGCAGGAGCAGCGGACGAAGAGGGACGCGCTCCTCGCGTGCGCCTACGACTACACGGGCAAGAAGGCGAGCGAGAATGTCCGCGCGAAGGACATCCGGTTCGACGACCTGTTCGTCAGGTCGTGGGACGGCACGACGTCGTTCGACTATGCGGCTGTCGACCACGAGGGCCGTGTCTCGCTGCACGACGGCGCGAAGCACCTGTACCTCGGCGGCTCCGTGTTCCACGCCCACCGCTCGCCCTCCGGCAACATCGCGGCGGCGTGCGGCACGGTGCGCGCGACATGCCCGTACTCGTTCTTCCCGGACGGCAGGATCGGGCGCGAGTCCAAGTACGCGCTCGATCCCGTCACCACGGCGACGCAGGGCTCCGACATGGACGGCGACTCCGCGTCCCTCCAGTTCTACGACTACGGCGCGGAGGACCTCGTCGACGCGCCGGCGATGCGCCGGTTCACCGACGCCGTCCTCGGCGGGGCGGACCCGTTCGACGTCGCGAAGGAGATGAAGTGGACGGTCGTCCAGGACGGCATGGAGGTCGTGGACCCCCGCGTTCTCCGCGCCGTCTCGCGTCTCGTGTTCTCCGCCCAGGCGAACAACTACCGCGAGGCCGCCACGTTCCACCAGGGCTACACGAGCGTGACCGCGCTGGCCGGTCGCAAGGCGACCGGAGCCGACTTCGCCGTGCACTACCGCGAGAACCCGCCGGCCGACGGCGTGTTCGCGGACTACGGGTTCGCCGGGCGGCACCCCGTCGGGACGGACGCCGTGTTCTCCGAACCGTTCGGGGCGGAGACGCTCGCCCGGTTCGAGACGCTCGCGGGCCGCAAGGTCCTCGGCCGCCTGTCCGCCGAGTTCAAGGCGAAGTGGTTCGTCGAGGGCAAGAAGATGAACAAGGTCCTCGAGGCCATCGTGGACGAGATCCGGGGCAAGCCGAAGAACAGCCTCCTCAAGATGGGCGAGGCGGCCGACGCGTCCGACGCCGCGTCCGACTCCGCGAAGGCGCGCGGAATCTCCGTCGCGTCGCAGTCGACCATCCTCCGTGCCATCGTGACCGACCTGTTCGGGACCGGCGACAGGATGACGTACGACGAGGCGAAGGGGTATTCCGCCGTCATCGACCTCATAGCCCACATCGACGGCGTCTCGAACAACCTCTTCGACACGCTGAAGAAGATGTTCGCCACCCGCGCCGGATGGACGACCTCGATGCTGCCGTTTTTCCTCGGCCGCCTCGCCGTAGACGCGCGCGAGGAGGCGGGCAGGGGCGGGCCGGTAGACTCGGCGTTCGTCCTCGCGGAGGCGGCGAAGTTCCTCGAGGAGCTGACCCGCGTCGACGGGAAGATCCATACGTCCGCCACGGTGGCGGGGCGGCTCGCGTCGCTTCTCGATCCGGTCAGGCGCGACGTCGCGGCCGCCCGGCTCGCCGAGCTGTACAACGGGGAGCAGAAGGACAAGGGCGCGACCGTCATGACGCAGTACCGCGGCAGGCCCAAGACCGCCGACGAGATCATAAACGACTTCTGCCGCAAGCGCCTCGAGGGCGAGGCGTACTCGATGACGCGCGACGCCAAGGCGGTGTACGCCGCCGCGTACATGACGGACGCCGCGCATCCGGTCGACGAGTCCGACTACGCCGTCTACGACCTCGTGGCGTCCTCGATGGACGACAGCAAGGCGCTGTGCCGCGCCGTCGACTACATGAAGGTCGCGGGCAAGGGGCTCGCGGACGTCGGGCGCTACGCGCTCAAGGCCGAGGGGGAGGAGACGGACGAGACGATCGCCCGCGACCCCGCGCTGCGCCTCCAGGACCTGGTGGTGAAGGGCTTCTCCTCGCAGGTGGCGAACTGGCTCGACTCCACGGAAAACCTCCAGCTGGTCCTCGACGGGCAGCTCGGACGCAGGCCGTGGGACTTCGCGGCGGGGTCCGCCCTGCGCGACAACGCCGACCGGTTCGTCCATCTGATCGGAGCCGTGCGCGGCGTCGACCCCGCTCTCGTGCGCGCCATCGCGACGAAGACGACGACCGAGCAGGTCCCGCAGGGCGGGAAGGTCGCGGACCGGACGGTCGAGACGGCCTCCACGGAGACGCTCCTCCGCCGCATAGCGACCACGGTGGCCGTGTACGGGGACCTCGCCGCGACCGGAAGGGCGAAGGTCCCGGCGATCGCCCGGCTCCTCTCCTCGATACGCGTCGGGGACAACGGCGTCTCCCTTTCGCTCTCGTCGCGGGAAACCTCCGCCGACATCGAGACGCTCCGCGCCGGGTTCGACCTCCTCGCCGGCCAGGGCGGGGCGAAGGGCTACAGGATATACGAGCGCAACGAGGCGGGCGAGGCCGCGGACACGGGCCTGCGCGTGAGCGGCGCGGAGCTCGCGAAGCTCCTCGTCCTCCACGCGTCGCTCACGGGCACGTTCGGCGCGGCGCAGGACTACGTGACGCAGTCCAACCTCCCCGCCGTGTTCGGCGACGCGAGGCTCCGCTTCCTCGAGCGGTGCCGCCACGAGATCCTGGACACGGCCGAGATCGCGAGCGCCCTCGGGCTCGCGCCGGTCGACGTCGCGCGCACGAGCGCCTACGACCTCTTCGGCGACGTCGAGGTCATCCGCACCATCGGGAGGGAGCAGGCGAGGGACGTGGAGCTGCCGTACCTGCGCGAGGAGCTCGCCGCCGCGAAGAAGGCCGACGACGCGTCGCGGACGCGCACGGTGCTGCGCCGGGGCAAGGCCGTCAAGAAGGGGCTCGAGGACGGCGAGGAGGCGTTCCAGAGCTTCCGCACCTATCCCGCCCTGTCCGTCCTCCGCGGCGCCGCCGGGCTCACCCGCTACGGCGCGGAGGTCAACAACGCGCTCGAGGCCCGCCTCGGGCCGCACGACCTGTACCGCCGCTGGATGTCGGACGACCCGTTCGCGGAGCTGACGCAGGACGTCCCCGGGCCGGAGACGGTCGCGTCCGCCGAGATCGGCTTCCCGGTCGAGGAGAAGTCCCCGCGCGTCGACGCTTCGGCGGTGGACACGTCGTGGGCCGATCCGCTCGAGACCCGCACGGCGTTCCGCCGCCCGGGCGAGACGGAGGACGCGTACGTGTTCCCGCGCCCCGCGCTGTCGGAGGACGGGAGCCGCGTCGTGTTCTCCACGGACGACATGGTCGACTCCCTCGAGAAGGCGTACAACGGGCTCCTCGACGCGCTCATCGACGACTCGAAGTCCAACGAGGCCCGCGCCGAGCGCAAGCGCCTGTACAACGAGCTGAACCCGACGAAGAAGATCCTGACGCGCAGGCCCGACCTCGTGGCGTCGGACCTCGCGGACATCCTCTCGGAGGCCGCGAGGCGCGACGCCGACGTGTACGACGCGCTCGACAAGATCGGCGACAGGCTCGCGGTCCACCCCGACCCGAGGATCGCGGCGGCCATCGACATCGCGAACTCCCGCCTCGGGGCGGAGGGGCGGAACGGGATCGCGCGTCCGTCGGCCCCTGCGACGAGGGCGAGCTTCATGGGAGGCGCGACGCGCGCCCGGGTCGAGGCCGACCCCCGCTCCGCGTTCGCGGACAGGGCGGAGCGCGTGGCGCCCGGCTTCACGTCGCAGCAGATGATGTCCGCGAAGACCGCTGTCGTCGGCGCGTTCGAGAAGGCGTTCGACGGCGCGGAGGTCACGGAGGTGCAGGGCAAGGACGGCGCGGAGACGAACCTCCTCAAGGTGACGCGCCGGATCGCGAACGGCAGGCAGATCGTCACGTACGTGGCGATCGGCTCCAGAATGGGCGACACGCTCGGCATGGAGGCCGCCGCGGACTCGATCGCCGCGCTCCTCAACGCCCGGAACGGCGGGTCGCTCACGGGCGAGGCCGTCATACGCGCGTTCGGCGCGGCGAACGTCGCCAGGCTCGCCGACATCATGCGGCGCACCGGCGCGCAGACCGGAGAGTCCGACACGACGAGCCTCGACTTCGCGCCGTTCATGTCGGGCGTGATCCGCCTTTCCGACAGGGCGGACTTCACGACGCTCTTCCACGAGTACTACCACCAGATGGTCGCCGTCTACAGGAAGCTCGGCATCCTCGACCCCGACACCGAGCGGAGGCTCAACGAGGACTTCGGCGGCGAGGAAGGCGCGGCGGAGATGTTCGGCCGCTACCTCTCCGGCGTCGAGGCGGGCGCGGACGACGTGGAGCTCCGGGACTTCATGGGCGCGGACGGGCTCACCGACGCGCACCTCCGGCTGTTCGCGGACTTCCGCCGCAGGGCCGCCGACATCGCGCGCGGCATGTTCCGCGGCATGGACGCCGACGGCGCCGCGCACTTCGTCGCGCTCCGCATCGTGCAAGGCGAGGTGACGGAAGAGGAGGCCCTGCGCATCGCCGAGCCGTCCGCGGCCGACGTGGAGAACCTCGAGCGCCAGCTCCAGGGGCTCGAGTCCCGCCCGCGCCTCGACGTCCTCACGGACGAGCAGATGGCGGACGCGATGTCGATCAGGGAGGCCGCGCTCGCCGCGCTGGCGTCCGGCGACGCCGGCGCGATCCGCGCGGCGGGGCTGCGCACGCTGGCGTTCTTCCAGAAGAAGACGCCGTCGGCTCCCGTGTCCAGGACGACGGACTCCGAAGCCCGGGACGAGGAGCGCGGGGAGCGCGCGGAGGACGTCGACATCTCCCGCGTCTCCGGGTTCATCAGGAGGGCGCTCCTCCGGTACGAGAGGGACGGCATGGGCGAGGACTTCGCCGAGTCGATGCGCCTGTATCGCGAGTTCCCCGTGGTCGGGGACGCGGCGAGCGGCCCGAACGCCGCCCTGTTCTACACCGTGCGCAGCTTCATCGCGCACGTCGCGGAGGCGGAGAACATCTCGATATACAGGGAAGACGGGTCGCTCACGCCCGCCGGCGAGAAGCTCATGTCGAGCGAGACCGTCGGCGAGCTCGCCATGCGCTTCGTCAACAACGCCACGCAGGAGCGCCGGTCGCAGGACCGCCGGCAGGGCGTGGAGTGGGCCTCGTCCGCGTGGGCGTTCAGCCGCGCGCTCGAGAGCGTCGCGCCCGGGACGTACGAGCGGTACTGCGCCCTGCTCGCCCGCAAGAGCGCGGAGGCGTTCCGCCGCCTCGGCGAGTCCCTGCTCGCCCGTCCCGGGAAGACGCAAGACGACATAGACGCCGCCAACGAGTTCATCGCGAAGTCCGGGGAGATCGAGAACTTCGTCCGCCACGTGGCGAGGGGCGAGGACGTCCGCTCGCTGCTGCCGTTCGACGTCGAGTCCGGCGGAAACCTGCACGGCCTGTTCCTCGCGTACTTCACCGGAGGCGCGAGGTTCCAGCGGGACGAGGAGGGCGAATACCTCTACCCGAAGGGCCCGGTGCGCCCGTACTCGCGGGAGCTCGACCACACGTCCCGCCTCGAGACCGGGGACCCGGCGCTCGATCCGCTCGTCGACCTCGCCTACAACTACGCGGCGCAGGCGTTCTCCGTCGCGGAGGCCGCGCGCAGCTACCGCAGGCAGGTGCTCGGCGAGGGCAAGGACGGGGAGGCCGCGGACGAGGAGCGCCCGGAGGGCGTCGGCGAGACCGCCGGCCCGGCGTCCATCTCGTCCGAGGAGGTCTCCGAGTCGACGAAGGGCCTCGAGGAGGCGCTGCCCCCGGACGCGCCGCTCGACGTCAACGCGTCCCCCGCGGCGACGGCGCCGTCCGACTTCTTCGCGAAGGTCGACACGACGCTCACGACGCCGGAGTGGATCCTGGCGAACCCGGGCAAGTGGCTCGAGTCCGACATGCAGCGGAACCTGTCCGGCGCGTCCATGCGCGACATGATGACCGACCACGCCGTGAAGGCGGCGACGGAGCGGCACTACCGGCTCGCGATGGACTGGGTGCAGTTCTTCGGCATGGACACGCACGTCGGCGACGGGGTGCGCAAGGTCGAGATCGTGGAGTCGAGGCTGGGCAGGAACGCCCAGGGCGACTTCTCGGTCTCGGAGGGGAACGCCCATTCCGTGATGCGCTTCTCGCAGACGCGGGGCGCGCTGTTCGGCGCGTTCGCGTGGCAGGAGAAGAGGGTCGGGGAGGCGCTCACGACCGACGACATCCGCGAGCTGCACGCGGTCGGGCGCCTCGTGAAGCTCATCGCGAACCGCCAGTCCGCGGACCTGCTCGGGATCGAGATCGGGCACCTCGCCGTGCCGGGCGCGGTCGAGATGCTGCGCAGGGACGACTACGCCGACTTCCTCTCGAGGGGGCGGCTCCTCGAGCGCGTCGCCGACTCGGGCTACCGCCTGAACGCCCTCGAGGACCTGCTGCGCCGGATCGTGGACGACGTCCCGAAGTCCGTCCTCGACGCCGGGTTCTACGACGCGGTCGTCGGGGCGCTCCGCAAGGCCGCGCTCCGGTCGGGCCCCGGAGGCGCGGAGCTTCCGCCGGAGGCCGTGAACGAGAACATGCTGCGCGCGCTCGAGAGGGCGGGCGTCGTCCACCGGTCGAAGGGCACCGGGCGCGCGGTCGTCTGCGTCTCGGCGAAGCGCATGCTCGACGCGTGGAACGCGTCGGACGCGAAGCGCAAGCTCCGGGACGCCGGGCGGCCGGAGAAGATGCTGAACCCGTACTACTGGGCCGACAGGTTCGCGAGGGCCGCGAAGGACCTGAACAACGTCGCGGCGAAGTCCACGTACCTCACGCTCGGCGAGGGGTCGCGGTTCACGCTCGCCGGCACGAGCCGCTTCTGGTGGCACGGCGGGACGGGCTCCCACAAGTTCCAGGTCGACGCGTACCAGAACGCGATCAGGGCGTTCGAGGGGATGTCCCCGTCGAGCGTGGACGTCCTCCGGGCGAAGCAGTCGGAGCTCTTCGAGATCATCGAGGCGAGCCGCGACCCGTCGGTGCTGCGCCGCCAGGCGTTCTCGAAGAAGGGTGTCTCCCGCCTCTCCGACCGCGAGCTCCGCTACCTCGCCTACCTCATGGGGCTCACGACCCGCGGCGACGAGACGCGGTTCGACGCCGCGGGGTTCGCGCGCGACATCGCGGCGGGCCGGTACGAGACGTTCGACCGCGACCTCAAGGTGCCCTGCACCATCCGGCGCGACGCGACCGTGCTCGACATCCGCCTCCAGATCGCGGAGCTCGTGTCGAGGAAGACGTTCTCCGAGAACCTCTCCGCGCTGACCGCCGAGGAGCGCCAGGACTACCTCAACGCGCAGACCGCCGCCGACGAGCTCCGCGAGACGCTCTCGCGCGACGTGCCGGGGCGCGTGACCGCCCGCAGCGAGATGGAGGAGTTCGACCGCACCGGGCGTCTCGGCGACTCGCGCACCGCCGCGGAGTCGCTCATCGAGATGTGCAAGGAGCTGACGACCGCCGAGCGGTTCCGCGGATGCCTCGCGCAGATGCTCGCGGCGGTCTCCGCCGACGGCACGCCGTCGTTCGTCGTCGCCCCGACGGAGGCCGCGGTCGGCGTGGACCGCATGCCGGACGAGTACTGGGGCGCGCTCGCGCGCCACGTCGCGAGGTTCCTCGGGCGCAAGATCCCGACGATCGGCTACGACGAGGGGCTCTCCGGCGCGGAGAACATGCGCCGCATCCACAGGCAGCTCTCCGAGGGCGACCAGAAGCTGTACGGGAAGATGAGCGCGTCGAAGTACGGCGGGGGCCGGCTCTTCCAGGGCGACATCCTCTGCCGCCTGGACGACCGGGACGCCGCCGGGAACGTGGACGAGGCGACGAGGGCGCTCGGCGGAGAGGCCGCGTGCTACATGAAGCAGCTCCTGTCGGCGCTCCGCGCGCCGACGCAGAGCGCGGCGTGGCGCGTCCTCGACACCATGGCGAGCTGGTCGAAGATCTCGTCCGTCGGCTTCTCCGCGTTCTTCCAGATCGCGACCGCCTTCGAGTCCCCGACCGCCGCCGTCGGGTTCCTCCGCGCCCTCGCGGGCCAGGCCGAGTGGATCGGCAAGGCCGTCAGGAAGGCGACCGGCTCCGACGAGGTGTTCACCCGCGACCTCGTCCGGCTCCTCAACTCCAACGACCCGTTCGTGACGGAGGCGAGGGAGCTGTGCGACCTCGTCGGCATGCCGCTCGACCCGGCGCTCGACTTCACGAACGACCCGAACGACTCGAACCCCGTCCTCGGCCACGCGCAGGGCGTGAAGAGGCAGGTCGAGCAGGTCTCCGCGTTCGCGGAGCGCGCGCTCGGCAGGCGCGGCGGCAAGGCCGTCCGCAAGGCCCTCGAGTTCGGCTACCGCCACCCGACGGACTACACGTTCAACGTCGTCCTCAACGGCGTCAAGATGGCGGTCGTCATGCAGACGGTCCGCCGCCTGCGCGAGGAGTGCCTGAAGGGCGGGCGCCCGTTCGACCTCGTGAAGGAGATGCGCAAGTACGGCGGCTACGTCAACGCCGAGATCGGCGGCATCGACCCCGCGCGCTACGCGTGGGCGACGCCCGGCATGCGCAAGCTCCTGTCGCTCGGCATGTTCTCGTGGCAGTGGACGGTCGGCGCGTGGAGCGCGGGCGGGGGCGAGGCGATCTCCGACCTCATATTCGGCGGGCACTCGTCCACGAAGGCGCTCCGCCGCCACGCGCTCCTGCGCTGGATCAGGATGTTCGGCATCGTGAAGTTCGGCGTGCCCGCCGTCCTCCAGGCCGGGATCAAGGTCCTCTCGATGCTGGGCCTCAAGGCGCTTCCGCCGGACCCCGACGACCCCGAGGACGGCCTCGAGCAGGAGGTCGACGAGATGCCGTGGTGGACGTTCAACAACGAGTCGAAGGCCGGCATGCTCGCGTTCGACGTGACCCCGCTCCTGAAGCTCGCGGCCCGCGTGCCGGGCATGAAGGAGATGAAGCGCGCGGACGTCCCGTACCTCTCGTGGGCGATCCCGGCGTACGTCGGCGGCGGGCGCAACACCACCGGCAAGCGGCACTACTACATGCACTTCGGCAAGCAGTCGGACGAGTTCTGGCGCTGGTTCGAGAACCCGCTCGGGCAGTTCGTGTCGAAGCTCTCGATCCCGCTCCAGAAGGGGCTCGAGGGATTCTTCGGAAGGCTCTCCCCGAACGGCTTCTCCAAGGGCTTCGCCGACAAGACGATGGTCGACCGGTGGTTCACGCTGTCGCTCGATCCCGACCAGTCGGCGCTCGCGAACTTCGTCCTCTCGCACTTCATGTCGTTCTCCGTGGAGGGCATGAAGGCGAACGCGGACGCCGGGTTCCTCGCCGCCGTGGGTCCGATGCGCATGGGGCAGTCGAAGCGCTCGACGATGCTCCGCATCGAGGACCGGCTCCAGCGCTTCGTCGAGGACGACCGCACGGGCAACCCGTGGAGCAGCAGGAAGAACCGCCGCAAGTTCAACCTCATGTGCACGGACATCCTGCGCGAGGCGCAGCTGAACGGCGTGGACGTGACGACCATCGTCTCCTCCGCCCTCGGCAACGTCGCGCACAGGGAGTACCAGAAGTTCTTCGAGGCGTTCCCGCCGAGCCTCGACGGGAAGCCGGACATCGAGAAGATGCAGGACGCGCTGCGCGGCCTCACCCGCGTCGACCGCAAGGCGAAGGACATAAGGACGTGGGCCGTCGAGAAGTTCAAGGCCGCCGGCACGGACGTGAAGAGGAACAAGGCGTACTGGGCCGCGATGCGCGAGATGATCCGCGCCACGCAGGCGTCGCCCGTCGCGTTCGACTCGGCGGCGGCGGAGAGGCAGTTCGACGCGTACCTCCTCCAGGCCGAGAAGGCGAAGAGGGCGACGCGGCTCGACGCGAACGGCGGCGAGGCGCTCTCCAACTTCCTCGCCACCGACGACGTGCCGGAGACGCTCTACGGCGTGGAGATCGTGACCGACGACCTCACCGAGGAGGACCGCGAGTTCTTCGAGGCGCACCCCGAGGCGGGCGGGTTCTACGACACGGACGACGAGGGCGGAGGGGGCGAGCCCCCGACCGACGAGCCGCCTCCGACCGGCGCGTACAAGGGAGGCGACTCCCTTCTCGAGAAGGCGAGACGCCGGATCGGCGAGACGGGCGAGGTGCTCGACTTCGTCGGGGCCGGGGTCGAGCGCGCGCTCGCGAGGATCGCGGACAAGAACATCCCGGTCGTGAGCACGCTCGCCGACGCCGTGGCGCAGCCCGCCGTGGTCGGCGCCCGGGCAGCCGTCGCGAACCTGACGAGCGGAGGCGGCAAGTACTACCGGCCGGAGACGCGTGACGAGAAGCACTTCTCGAAGGCCGCCCTGCGCGAGCTCGGCGAGTCCGTCAAGGGCATGCACGGGCGCGCGGCGGGCCGCGCCGACGGCATGGACAACGCCGCGCAGTTCAACCTCACGCAGACCGTCGGAGGATTCACCGTGAAGGACGGGGCCGTCACCGACAAGTTCGACATCAACCAGCGCTACCCCGGTGTGCCCGACGCGATGACCTCCGTCGCCCGCGCCGTGCTGGGTCGCGAGGAGGATCCCGACGCCGGCAAGATAAGGACGTCGATCCCGCTGACCACGCTCGACCTCCACCTCGACGCGAAGGGCGGCGAGACCGCGGACGACGAGTACGTCCGCCGGATCAACGCCGCCGTCGAGGACGCGATCCCGTTCGTGAAGGAACACGAGGGCTTCCGCGACAAGGCGTACCGGGACTCCGTCGGCAAGTGGACGATAGGCTACGGGCAGACGGAGATCGACGGACGCCCCGTCCGCGAGGACGACACGATAGACGAGGCCGCGGCCGCCGCGTTCGTCGCGGAGCGCATGAGGGAGAACGCCGTCGCGCTCCACAGGCAGAACCCGTGGACGCGGAACCTCTCGCAGGGCGCGCTCTCGGCGCTCTACGACGTCGCCTACAACCTCGGCGCGGGCGCGCTCTCGGAGAAGAGGTCGCCGAACCTCAACTACGAGGCGGGCTCCGCCGACATGGACTGGGATTCGATAGTGTGGCGCGAGCTTCCCACCTACGCCAGCGCGGGCGGGAAGCGCGTGCAGGGGCTCGTCAACCGGCGCAACGACGCCATAAGGAAATGGAGGACGCCATGAAAGCTCTCGCGCTTCTGCTGCTCTGCCCGCTCTGCCTCTTCGCGAAGACGTCGTACTACGACCTCGTGATGCTGCTGAAGGTCCCGGTCATCCTGAACAACGCGCAGTCCCTCGGCTCGCGGCAGTACAGGCTCCAGCGCATCAGGGGCCGCGTGATCGTCGAGCACTTCCCGGACTCCGAGCCGGAGGTCTCGTTCGTCGACATGGTGAACAGGTCGCACAAATTGTCGAGCGGCGCGTACGTCACCTACAAGACGGTCGTGGACAAGGTCGGCTGGCACGCGGTCGGCAGCAACAAGACGGGCATATTCAGGAAGCCCTCGATATTCGTCTCCATCGAGGCGACGCCGAGCTACGCGCTCGCGGACGGGGAGGACAACACGCTCGTCGTCACGCTCTCCGGGAGCGGGACGAACGACAAGCGCGTGCACGGCTACGTCGCCGGACAGCTTGGCTGCGGATGCTACGCCTACGGGCACACGAGCCCGACGAGGATCCTGGGGACCTGCACGGTCGTCGACACGGCGGCGGTGTGGGGCACGTTCACGATGAGAAAGACCATGGAGTGCGACTGATGGCAAGGATAGTCATAAACCCGACGACGTTCAAGAACTCCAAGGATGCGCTGTGCGTCGCGTTCAACGAGCGCTTCCGCATAGCGATGGAGGAGTACGGGTGGGAGCCGCAGTCGGAGCCGACCGACGCGCAGCGGAAGTTCTTCTCGGACACCGCCTACGCGGACGACGAGGTCCAGCTGCGGCGCACCATCATAGCGAGAATACTGACGCTCGACACGAGCGTGAAGGACCCGACGGACGACCAGCTTCGCGAAGCCCTCGGGTTCCTGGACATGTTCGCGGAGCGCGAGCGGCCGTCGAACGACTGGGAGGCGAGCGCCATAGGGCGCCTGCGCGCCCTCGTCGAGGCGGCCGCGCCGAAGGAGGCGGAGGAATGAACCCGGCGTACGTGATGAGAAGGAACGGGATGGGGGTCGCGTCCATCGTGTCGCACCCCGGCCCCACGCCCAGAGGCTTCAGGCAGTGCATGACGGGGCCGATACCGTTCAGCCCGTCGGTGCGGGTGGCGCCGCCGTTCCCCCGGGGCGCCGCGCAGGACGCGCCTGGCGGGGCGCCGCAGACGGGCCCGATCGACGTCAGCAGGGTCCTCGAGGGCATATCGTTCGACATGAACTCGACCGACTGGGAGGCGCGCGAGACGTTCGCCGCGATCCTCCGGCGGCTCGGCGGGACGGTCACGGACGGCTCCGGCGGCGTTACGATGTGGGGCGGACGGAGCGGCGGAGGCCCGCTCTCGCTCGACGTGAACGACCTGAACCTCCCCGACGACGCGTCGCAGCGCACGGTCCGCGAGACGCTCCAGACGCTCATCGCCCGCGTGAAGGCGGCGACGGCGTGCGTCGCGGCGGCCCTGGCCCTCTCGTCCTCCGGCGTGCAGTGGCAGGACGTGAACCCGACGCAGGACGTGGCGACGGCCGTCGCGGAGACCGCGAGGGCCGACGTGGACGGGACGTTCGTCGACGCCTACGGGGAGGACGCGAACGTCGCCGTGGAGCTCGGGCGGAACGCGAGGGCCGCGGTCTCCGCCGACGTCCCCGCCGGGACCGTGGGACGGTCGGTGTCGGTCGCCATCGGGGCGCACGCCGACGCGACCGTCTCGGACGGGTCGACGAAGAACCAGGCGATCGCGATAGGCTGGCACGCGCAGGCGAAGGCGTCGAACGCGATCGCGATAGGGAGCGGGGCGCAGCATCCGCACGAGACCGCCGAGACGGGCGACGCGACCGTGGCGTCCGCCAGCGAGGCGATGGCGTTCGGCTACGGCGCGAAGGCGACGGCGCAGCGCGCCGTGCAGCTCGCGAAGGGCGTGAACTCCTCGTCCGACACCTTGCAGTTCCGCGGATGGACGGTCGTGGGGGCGGACGGGAAGATCCCGGAGGGGCGCCTTCCCGCCGCGACCGTGCCCGAGCGCCTCGTCCGTCCCGGCGCCACGTCCTACGTGGCGGACGGCGGGACCGACAAGACGCTCGAGCCCGTGTTCGGAGGGACGACGGAGATCGGGATCGAATCCTCGAACGGCACGTACCGCGCCGGGAACGAGGTGTCGGTCGACCCTCCCCTCGGGAGCCGGAACTTCGACCTCGTCCTTCCCGCGCCCCCGCAGTTCGTGCATAGGAACGGCACGGACGTCGAGCCCGGGGACAACTTCGGGATCGACCTCTCCGAGCTGCCCGCCGGGATCGTCCCCGTCGCCCGGTGCGCCCCGTCGTGCGGGTACGTCGCCGGGGCGTGGGTCGCCATCACCGGCGCGACGCCCGTCGTCGTGAAGGTGCGGCAGACGTCCCCGACGAGGCTCTACTGCGTCGTCAAGCCCTTCGACCCCGAAACCGCCTTCGACTGAAAGGAGACATGAAGATGAAACAAACGCTGCTGACCGCCGCGCTCGCGCTCTGCGCGGGCTGCATGAACCTGTACGTGAGGAACCCGCTGACCGACGTCAGGATCGACGAGGTCTACAAGTCGACCCGGACCGTCGGCCTCCTGTCGTACGCGATCGCGTTCCCGCAGATAATGAACCCCGCCGGGGACGGCGGGTGGATGCTCGCGAACCTGCTCACGATCCCCGTCGGATGCGTCTGCCTCTGCGACGCCGCGTGCGAGGCCGCGATCGACACCGTGTGCCTCCCGTACGACTGGCCCGTGTCGGCGAAGCGCGAGGCGGACTGGGAGGAGTGGTGCAGGAAGCGGGCCGAGGACGCCGAACGCGAATACGAAAAGGAGACGAGATGAAGAGAAGGCTCCAGCTGCTGCTCCTCGGGGTCGCCGCCGCGTGCGGCCTCGCCGCCGCGACCCTGAAGCCCGGGTACGCGTACCACGGGAGCCTGCGTCCGACGGACCAGGTGCCCACGAACTACGAGGCGGTCGCCGCGAGCGCCGTCTCGAACGTGCTCGAGGCGATGGACCTGGCGCCCGTCGTGGTGACGGACGTCGTCGTGGTCGTCTCCAACGTCTACGTCACCACCAACGCCGAGCACTGGATAACGAACAACGTGATGGACGAGTACCGCACGGTCGTCATAACCAACACGATGCTCACCAACGTCCACCACTACGTGACGAACACTGTCGTCCACAACACCGTCCAGAGCTTCGAGCACTGGCACACGAACTACACGCACGAGGTGACGAACGTCTACCACTACGAGACGACGGAGTTCACGAACGTCGTCCGGGAGGTCGAGCTCGTCCCCTACACGAACTTCGTCTACATAGTGACGAACTTCGTCGAGCGGACGAACTACTACCACTACGTGACGAACGAGGTCCACGAGGTGACGTTCTCCCACCACACGAACTACGTGGACAACGTCATATCGAACTTCTGGACGACGAACTACGTGGACAACGTCATATCGAACTTCTGGACGACGAACTACGTGGACAACGTCATATCGAACCTGTACTTCACGAACTACGTCACCACGGTCGTCTCCAACCATTACGTCACGAACTACGTGGACAACGTCATATCGAACCTCTACGTGGTCTCCAACTTCGTCGAGCACACCTGGCACACGAACAACCGGTACGTCGTCAACAACGTCATATCCAACTTCACCGAGCACACCTGGCACACGAACTACGACACGCTCGTCGTCTACGAGTCGACGAACTACCTGGTGAACGTGACGACCCACGTCGACCGGGTGGTCCACGAGACCAACATCACGACGGAGGTCATCGCCGACGTCGTGACGAACTACTACGTCGGGACGATAGGCGACAGCATCTGCTTCACGAACGGGACGTCCCTCTACCTCCTCGAGGCGAACAACAAGCGGTACGCCGAGTACCGGCGCGTGACGGAGACGAGGGACAGGTACTGGACGGCGCAGAAGTTCGCGCACCTGTACGGCACCAACATGCAGGAGGTGTCCGTCGTCCCCTCGTACTCCCTGACCGTCCCGGACGTCTTCATCGAGGGGAGCAACGACGCCTTCGTCGTCACGGCCCTCTCGGACGGGACGGTGGTCAGCGCGACGTTCCGCGGAAGCGTGCGCCCGGCGCTCATAAACGCGAGCGTCACGGACGGCTACGTCTACACCTACCTCGCCATGCGCGTCGACGGAGGCTGGCTCTCCGTCGCGCAGGACGGGACGACGAACTACTGCACGTCCGCGACGGTCCCGGCGCTCGGGGACTGGCTCCTGTTCCCCACCGCCGGGCTGACCGGATCGGGCGCCATGCCGTCGTTCTACAAGGAAGACGGGTCGTCCACGTCGTTCGGCTGCTACCTCCTGTCGGGCGAGGACGTGCTCGGGGCGAAGGGCGGCTCGGGCGACCTGTACTCCACCCCGTACACGGTCGGCTCCGGGAAGGGCGCGCTGAAGTCGGGGAAGAACGGGACGTCCTACGCGGGCGCCCCGGCCGGCAACCTCGTCAACTCGCAGTTCATGAGGTTCGACCTCGGGACGACGCCGACGACGCTGACCTCCGACGCGTGGGTGCTCGCGAGGGTGCGGAGCCTCGTCGCCTACGACGAGATGACGGGCTACGTCGACAACTACGTGGCGTGGCACGCCGCCGACGACGTGGTGACGAACGAGACGTTCATGTCGAGGATGGAGGCGGCCATGGCCCCGTACACGCTCGCGTCGTACTCCAACTCCGTCCGCGCGGCGGAGTCCGCCGCCGACGCGGCCGGCTCGGCGCAGGCGGCCGCCGCGTCCGCCTCGGCGCTCGACGCCTTCCAGTCGTCCGCGCAGAACATGCTCTCCTCGTACGTGGACCAGGCGACCACGCGCGCGACGGCCGCGGCCAACACGGCCACGTCCATGAGGAACTACGCGAAGACCTACATGAACTCCGCGCTGGACGCGGCGAACTCCGCGCAGACGACGCTTGTCACGATACAGGACGAGTACGCCAAGGTCGAGACGTTCACGAACTGGTTCTACCAGACGGCGAACTCCGGCAAGATCATAACGAACATGCACTACCACGTGCACCACTGGGACGTCACGGACGACCGGCGGAACATAGACGGCACGATCTCCATCACCGACACGCGCAGCGGCATAACCGCGACGGTCCCCTACAAGGTGAAGGAGAGCGGTGCGTCCGGCGTGCAGTGGCCCAACAGCTCGTTCACGTTCCTCACGACGTACAGCGGGTACGCCACCGCCGGCAACGGCGACACGCTCCAGGTCGTCTACACGAACGACGCGCCCGGGTCGGCGTCCGACGTGTACGTCCACGGGGACAACTATCTCCTGCACCAGGCCAGCTTCACGCTTCTCCTGAAGAAGAACACGGACGGCGATCCCATCGGATGGCGCGTGTACCGGGCCACGAGCATCTACCACAACTCCGACATCCTGTCGAACTGGTACGACTACGACCTGTCGTGGGCGAACCCGTCGCACATCGACCAGGCCGACGGCGTGTCCGCGTCCGGCAACCCGACGTACGCCAGGGCCCCGTACGGACTGGTCCGCGACATGGCGAACGTACGGGCCGTCATCCCGCCCCTGGCGGCCTTCGCGACCAACACCTACGACGCGGTGACGAACCTCGCCCCGTATGCCGCGACTACGCGCGACATGGCGACGAACCTCGCCCTGTACGCGACCAACACGTACGCCGCGGTGACGAATCTCGCCCCGTACGCCACGAATACGCACGACACGGTGACGAACCTCGCCCTGTACGCGACCAACACCTACAGCGCGGTGACGAACCTCGAGAACATGGTGACGAACAGGGTCGACGCGCAGATCGCGTGGGACACCGGGTCGCGCGTCGTCCTGTACATCACGAAGTTCCTGTCGGGCGACTCGCAGAAGAAGACGATGTACGCGGCGAGCTACGACAGCGTGCTGTCGGCCTCGTCCGCCATGCTGACCTTCGACAGCGCGCACGACGTGGAGACCGGGCAGACCGGCTCCTCCGACCCGAAGGTCTGCCGCATCTCCGCGGTCGGCTGGTACGGGTCGGGGTCGAGCTACGCCAAGCTCGGGATCCGGCTGGACTACGACACGGGGACGACGGCCACGAACTGGATCAACACCGGCACCGCCGCGTCCACGCTGTTCCGGGCGTCCGGGTACGTCAAGACGCTGTCGAACCAATACATGTACACGTCGCCGTCGGCCAGCGGAAGCAGCAGCCGCACGATCAGCGGGACCCTGCGCGTGCTTCCGAAGGGGACCTACTGATTCCCCTCGCAGTACAGCATCCGCACCTTCGGGTCCCGGCGGAACGCCTCCTGCTCCCACGACACGTCGTGGCATTTGTTGACCACGAACCCGTTCGTGTTCCCGAAGAAGTTGACGAGGCAGATCGTGGCGTCCGGCCAGCGGTCCCGGAGGATCGCGTACGTCTGGTAGCCGGCGGTCGGGTTCTTCACGACCCTCGCCGCCCGCAGGGCCCGCGTCGCCCGCGTGTGGACGATCTCCCCGTCCACCGTCGCGACCGTCGGGTTCGCGCAGTTCCACGGCGTCCAGTGCACCGTGAGCGTGTCGTGCCTTCCCTTCCAGCCCCGCTGCGCGAGGTAGAGCGGGATCTCCCCATGCCACGACGGGCCGAACGGGGCGTCCCTGCACTCGTTGTGCACGGTCAGGATCCTCGGGGACTTCTCGACGAGCCGCCAGCCGCTCTCGTTCTCGCGGAACGCCCGGCACTTGTTGGCGAAGACGAGAAGCCGCTTCGACGGATCGGGCTCCGCGTCCGCGACGAGCCTCTCGTAGTCGTGTTCCCTGCGCACGGCGGACGAGAAGACGAAGACCGTCCTCGGCGGGACGTCCGGGATGCAGAGGCGCTCGCGCACCTCCGGCCTCGGGTCGAACAGGAACATCGGAAGGTGCCCGCGCGTTATCGACATCAGCGTCTCCATGCTCGTGCAGCCCTCGGCCGGGAGGTCGGACGGCCTGTCCCACGCGAACCTCGCCTGCTCCGCCCTCGGGCAGTAGACGGGCTCCGGCATGGCGACGCGGTTGGCGCGGGGGAGCCCGCCCGACAGGACCACGTCCTCGTACATGCCACCGCGCGACCTCACGTCGAACCGGCTCGCCACGACGCGGCGGACGAACTCCCTCATCGCGGGGACCCTGCGCATCGACATCTCGTCGCGCCCGCCCCTGGGGGCGTCGAGGCCCCTCGTCCATTCCGAGCCGGACGCGGCGAGCGACAGCCACGGCGCGGCGAGGTAGTCGTACTCCCGCTCCATCCACCAGTCGAGCGCGTCGTACAGCGGCCACGTCTGGCGGAGGGACGCCACGACCACGTAGTCGTAGCCGGAGAACAGGTCGTAGAACTCCGGCGTCAGGCGCGTCAGCCCGCGGTCCCGCACCCCGCTCACGCAGGCGGCCGGCACGTTTCGGACATGCGCCGGCGCGAGCGCGTCGAGATACGCGTCCGTGCCCTCCATCCCCTCCGGCGCCATCAGGAAGAACGGGCGGTCGGGGAACACCCGGCGGTACTGGACCGCGGCGGCCAGGATCCTGGCCGACGGCCTCGCCTCCTCGGCGAAAAAGCAAAAGCAGCAGTTCATGCGTACGTCTCCTCGGCGCGCCTGCGCCACCTGTCCCGCACCCACTTCTTGCGCAGCGGCCCGGCGTAGTGGACCGCGTACGCGACCTTCGCGTACTCCAGCTCGCGCCCGTCCCTCACCACGTCCTTCGGCACGATCTGGTGGAACTCGCGCGGGAAGAACCAGCGGCGCAGGTACACGAGCGCGGCGTGCTCCTCCGGCAGGAACAGCCTGTAGCGTTCCGAGGCGGCCAGCGCCCCCCGCAGCGCGTCGACGAACCCGGCGCGCCAGCCGGGGCGGCAGACGACGAGGCCCGTGTTGGAGTACGGCACCCGCGCCCCGTACCACAGGTTCGCGAACGGCGCGGGCGTGCCGCTCCACAGGCGGTGGGCCGGGCCGGCCACGCCGAGGTGCAGCCCCACGTCGGCGTCGTCCGGGAACGGAAGCTGGCCGAGGCCGGCGAAGCGTCCGTCGAACACCTCGATGTCCCCGTCCATCGCGACGACGCGGTCGTACGACGCGAACTCCGGGCACATGCCGAGGATGAACTTCCCGAACACCAGCAGCGGGAACTTCCCGTTCCCCCTGCATTTCGCCAGGGGGTCGACGTCCTTCCCGTACACCTCGCGGAACGTCCCGGAGATGTCCACGGCCCCCTCCCGCCTCCCCGCCGTGCACACGAACACGTCGACGTCCCCGCAGTGGTGACGGAGGGACGCCTCCGACCACGCGAACATGTCGAGGTCGTTCTTGAGGTCGGTGAGGTAGCAGTAGGCGACCCGGTTCATGGCAGCCCGCACATCCCGTAGAGGAACCCGAGGAACTTCCCGTACACGTGTTCCAGGAGGTACGCGGCCGCCTCGTCGTGGTCGCCCCTCTCGACCCCGAGGTGCGAGAGCGCGGAGTTGACGAGGTGGTACGTCTCGTGGGCGAGGACGGCGTGGTCCTCCACCGCGCTCTTGCCTCTCGGGTAGAACTGCGGTATGCGCACGAACCGGTAGGTCGACCCGTCGTTCCCCGTGATGACGATATGGTCGGCGTACGCCGTCTCGTCGCGGGGGCCGAGCTCGACCCGTCCGTCCTCCTCGAGCCTGTCCGGCCACGCCTGGCGCATCTTCCGCGTCAGCCACTCCTCCGTGCACTTCTCGAGCGGGCCGAGTATGAGCCCTATGTGGAGCCCGTACACGTCCGTGTCGAAGTGCCAGAACTTGAGTTTCGCGTCAGCCACCATTCAGCTCCAACCACCCGTCCGAGTTCACGGTGACGTTGCTGCCAAGCGGCAAGTAGTTCGTCGCCTCGAGCACGCGCTGCCGCGTTTCGCGGACGTAGTCCTCGAGGATGTCGAACCGGTTCGTCGTGTAGATCGCGTCCGACAGGTAGTTGGTGATCGTCACGAGCGGCATCGGCGTCACCTTCGGGCAGTCGCACTCGACGCGGGCGGGCTGCGGCAGCTTCTGCCAGATCGGGCCGTCGTGTCCCGTCACCATGCGCTGCTCGTACCCGAGCTCGGCCATGCGGTGCATGTGCCAGAAGTTCAGGAACGTGCAGCCGAGTATGAGGAGCGCGATCGTCCCGAGAAGCCCGGCCATGAGCGACAGGTAGAACTTCGCCTCATCGTCCATCGGCGGCCCTCCACGAATCCATCAGCTCGTCGGGCACGCGCCCGAGGACGCACCCGGTGTTCGGCTCGACCTGCACGACGCGGTCGTCGAAGAGGTTCAGCATGAGGTAGTCCTTCTCGTGCGTGATCTCCGGCACGAATCCGAGGCAGCGCCAGCACCAGTCCTGTATGAACTCGCGCGCGGTCCACGGCTTCGGGTCGAGTGCCCACGGCATGTCGCTCGGGCTCTCGATGCACCAGTTGTTCTCGCGGTACGGGTTCGGCTTCGTCTCCGGCTCCGGGCGCGGCGAGACGCGGGCGGTGAGTATCTTCACCCGCAGCCCGGCCTTGTGCATCTGCTCCACGAGCTTCGTCATCCTGCGGATCGGCGGGCCGATGTGGTCGATCCCCCGCCAGCGGTCGTACACCGCCAGCGTCCCGTCGAGGTCGAAGCCGTACCAGCCCTGCCCCGTTGCCCCATGTGTGTCATTTGCCATTAGCGTTTCTCCTGTCGTTCAGCCTTTTCGCCCTTATGAGAATCGTGCCGTACCGGCAGGCGGGCGATCCCGCCGTGCACGGCCTTGCCGAGATCGGGCACCACCGCCGCGGGCAGTCCCACTTGGGGCACTCGCCGCACTTCGCGGAATCCCTTCTCGCTCCGGGAACGGGCGCGAACCCGTTCTCCACGCTCCGCACCGGACGCCCGCGCCGTCGCTTCGGCACGTCCTCGTCCGGCAGAAGATCCTCTTCCCCAGTCTCGTCCCTCATGGAACGTCGTCCTCCTTCTATTGGCGCTCGCCGACATGGACCCTCCGCAGCTCCGTCAGTTCGCATCCGGGATGGTCCCGCTCGAACTCCCGCACCGCCGTCCCGGCCGTGTCGGCCGCGTACCTCGTGGTCGTCAGCTTGCCGCCGCCGTTTATGTATTCTATCGCGTACACGTGCATCAGAATGTTCCCTCCACCCCGACTTCGACCGCGACCTCGTCGCCGAGGTCGTTCAGCCTGACGAACGGGCGCGGGTCGGGGATCCGCGGCCCGTCGTCCCTCTTTCCGAACGCGGCCTGCTCCTCCGGCGTGAGCGGCCTCGTCATCGCGTCCCATACGGGCGTGATGTCCCTGCCGCTGCGCGCGTTTCGGAGCATGACCTCGTCCGGGTTCACGGGGCGTCCTCCCCTCCGAGCAGCCCCGCGATCTTCTCGGCCATCTCGAACCCGAGCTGGCTCAAGCGCGTCCACCATATCCACACGGTCCACATCAGCAGCCCGGCGGGCCACAGCAGGACGGTGATCCACACGCCGATCACGTCGCCGACGCGCATGTTCTCCTCGCAGTACGGCTCCCTGCCGAACAGCGACAGGAAGAACGGCGCGAACGCCACGCCGAACGCGTATATGGCCGCGCACGCCAGGAAGAACGTCCTCATCGTCCCACCTCGTCGTACTGCGACGCCAGCATGTCCGCCGTGTGCGTCGCGATGACCTCGAGCGGGAACTCGGAGACGGCGGCGTCGAGGTGGCGGACGTCGTACTCCTCGCCGACGCGCCACGCGCCCATGTGGTACACGATGCACACACGCTCGACGTACGAGACCGGGTGCCCGAGGAAATCGGGGGCGAGCATCGCCGAGAGCGTGCCGTGCCCCGGGAACATCGGGCGTAGCTTCATGATCTCCCTGCCGTCGGCCTTGAAGTCGTACGCCTGCATCTTGCACAGGTCGTGGCACATGCCGATGACGTACGGCGAGCCCGAGTTCGACCAGGCGATCTTGAGGTCGCCCGTCAGCTGGAGGAGCCGGTCGGTCACGTTCATCGAGTGGATGGCGAGCCCGCCCCTCACGGCGAGGTGGTGGCCCGCCGACGCCGGGGCGTTCAGGTAGCACATCATGTACCCGCTGTAGTCCAAAAGGAGCGGCTGGCATACGCCGGCGAACGCGAGGTACTTGGCGAGCTTGTCGACCTGCTCGTCGGTGAACCACGACAGGCCGTACAGTTCGCGCAGCCGCGCCTTGATCGCTTCGATGTCGACCATCACTCCACCTCCTCCCAGTCCTCGGCCAGCAGATCGCAGGGCGTCGGATGCCAGCCCGTGAGGACCGTCGGCGCGTCGTCGACCACGAGATACATGCAGATGGTCCCGAGCCCGTCGATGGCCCCGCCGTTGTCCTCCGCCAGCTTCTTCAGCTTGGGGTCCTTGCACCAGTCGGCCTGTATCTGGACCGGCGGCTTGAACCAGAGGAACTTGCGCTTGTCGCGCCACCCTTGGCGGCGCACCTTCTTCCCGAGCTTCAGGCCGCGTACGGCCCAGCCTATGTCGAGAGTGTCCATCACTTCGGCCCTCCGTGCGCGACAATCGCCCTGAACAGCGTCTGCGCGGATATGCCGCGTTCCTTGAACCCGTGCCTGCCCCGCGCGCGGTACGCGGAAAGCCCGCAGTACTGCCGGAGCGTCTCGCCTCCGCAGTTGCCGGGAAGGGGCCGCCTCGCGGCGGCCGCCTTTCTCGCCTCTTCTTCCGGGTCGTATCTCACGCCGCGCCTCCTTCCGCCTTGAAGTGGTCCTGGGCGTGGCTGGCTGTCTTCATGATGCGTTCCGGCGCGCCGCCGTTGTCGAGGTACAGGTGGAAGAGGTAGAACATCGCCTTCTCCAGGTCCTCGACCGGCTTGCCCTTGAACTGGTAGCGCTGGACGTACTTGATCACGTTCCCTTGCAGGAACCCGTCGAACGCCTCCTTCCCCATCTGGTCCTTCATGTGCATGAAGGAGTCGCGTCCGTTGGGCGCGTAGTGGTTGGGACGGTTCACGACGTCCTCGCTCGGGGACTGCTTGAGCCCCTCCTTCGTGCGT